TCTTGCGGCCTGCACCATTTCCGGCGTCGGCATCGAATCCAGCGCGTTGATCTGCTGCTTCATGATCGACACTTGCAGCGCCAGGATTTGGCTTTCCGCTATTTCCTTGGCGATCTTCCTTGCTGCGTATAGAATAACCGTGTGGTCTTTCGCGAAGGCGCGGCCCATGCCGGCGGCGGAATGCGTTGTACATTCGCTCGCCAGATACATCGCGACGTGCCTCGCGCGAACAGTGGGCGCGGTGTTGCTTCGACCAATGATCCGCTCGATCGAGATTTTGTAGTAGTGGCTGACCACGGTCAGAATGGTTTTGATCGACCCGGCCTGTACCGTTCGGTATTCCTCAAGCATGACGCAATCGGGCAGCTCGTCGTCATTGAGTGCGGGCGGCGGGTTGATGAACTTGCAGAGGTTCAACAGCGGATTGCCGATGATGGTCGAGGGAACGCATCTGCTCTTGTACGATTCCGGCGCCTGCTCGTAGTGATGCCTCTGGAGCCTCCGCAAGAGAAGCTGAGAAGATAGCGCGTTCTTCTTGTGGTTGATGACCTTCGCGGCATCGTCGCCCGTGTAACATGATGTATCCAGCATGGTCCCCTACCCCTCTCTTTTAAACTTTGCCCACGCCAATTTTATTTTGACCGTGAGTTTCTTCCACAATGCCTTGACTAGTCGCATACGGATTCCCCGCTAGGAGACGCAAGCGCGCCTCGTCGATTTCATTTTCTTCTTCGACGCGGTGACACAATGCTTCGTATTGTGCCCTGATATTTTCGTAGATTGTCGCCCGAGGTTCTTTTGCCTCGTAGCCTCTGACGAGTTTGCGGAGCCATCCCGCCGAAGTGCCGACGCTCCGCGCCACCACATCGTAGGCTTCCATCCGTGAGCCGGTCTTGCGCTCTGCGCGTTCCACAAGAATGCTGGCGCGTGATCTGGTCAGAGTGGTTATTGCTGCCGAACTGATCATTTTCGATTTCCGGACATTCTTTGTACTCACCTGGACAATCCTTCCGTGCATGTTTCGGGACATGAGGAAGGCAGCTAATCAAAACATCCCATTACTTCTTCGACACCCTCGTTTGGCTGCAACCAAACGCGGGACAAAATCAGTCATTAAATCTAGCGTATTCGCCGTAGGCAGCGCCCTTAACGGCAATATAAGCAGCCTCGGCTTCCTCTTGAGTTGCAAAGGCGCCAAGGTAGAGGCGTTTGCCCCGAACCGAAGTACGGGCGGCGTATGTCGTGCGTTGCTCCCTGACACCAACTACGCCACTCAATGGCGGCGTCGCGGGAACGCGATTAGCCATGTTCTCGAAGCGCGTAGCCTCTCGCAGATTAACAAGTCGATTGTCGGAGCAATCGCGATTGATGTGGTCAATCTCTGCGACAGGCCACCGACCATGGACGTAAAGCCAGACGAGCCGGTGCGCGTAATAGGTTCGTGTTCGAATGACAATGCAGTTGCGACCGCGCTTATCAATCGTGCCTGCGACCCTGCCGATAAGGTTCGTTTGCCAATGGCTCGTTCTTGTGAAGAGGCCGGTGGCTTCGTCATAGCTGAACGTTCTTCGCAGTTCGTCAGCGGTGAGAGGCGGGCCAGGCATTGTCTTGGGCATCAAATGCTCCGATGGGCGTCAAAAACTACAAAAGAACAGCATGAACAGAGCAACCGGGACGCTGCACGCGACCGAGCAGATGAAGAAAACGCCAAAGACCACCGCGAGTATGTCAATCAACGCCTGCGCGAATTGACTGCGTTCGAACGGAAGGTCGGAGGAAAGAATTGAATTGCTAGGCAGTGCGTAACTGCTGCTGAGCAGAGAGCCGGGAGACGGATGCGCCCCCATCGTCTCCCGGCTTGTCGCGTTGATTCCGAAATGACGAGCACTCATGCCATCCATCCATGATTTATCAATCGATAATCGCGAGCGTGACGATCAGCATTCCGAATGTATGGGTGGTGATGATTGTTGCTGTTGGTCGGTGATAGCTGCTTCAAATCGAGACACCGGAAAAGAATCTTCACGCAGAAATGAAAATTAATTTTTAGAAATGTTAGAGTTGTGCAATTCTCCCCACGCGCCTTTAGCGGAAGGCGTTTGGGGAAAGCAAAATGGGAATGCACGAAGAGGCGCCCAGCGCGCCCGATACGTTTGGATTGCCGGAATACCGCGTGACCAAATGGGAAATCGAAATAGACGGGGACGACATTCGTCTCGTCTGCGGGGCGAAACGTTTTGGCCACATCGAGTGGTTTTACACCGTGGTCATGAAACCCGAGGAATTGTCGCAATGCTTGCAGGAGTGCGCCAGCATTGCGGACACTATCCATGCTTTGCGAACGATGGGCCGGCGAACGAGTCATTGAGCGGGCTCCGCTTCGGTCGGGGCCTCGATGTTCTGATAGTCATCTGCGCTCGACGCACCATTCGTGAACGTCTTGATAGCTTCGATTGTTTCCCAGTCGGGGCGCACTAGCCTGCGGCGGATTCTGCTCACGGTTGGACGTGAACGGGAGATGCCGACTGCAACATCGTCATCCGAGAGGCCGTTGGTTTTCATGTAATCAGCTAGATGCATGCCCCGTCTGTACATGGGACGCACATTGCCGTCAAGGCTTTTTGTGCATCCGGTGTTCTGTACAAGCAAATATGGCAGTGCATCATATGTACATGGCAAAAAAACCCGTCCGACCAAGGCCGAAAGTCCAGCGCTTCCGCCCGACGTTCATGCGCCAATGGCGCCTGAAGGCTGGAAAGACCCTAGAACAGGCTGGCGAGGTCGTGGGGATGTCCCACGCGCAGCTCGGGCGGATAGAGCGCGGCCTTCAACCGTATAACCAGGAGCTTCTGGAAGCCCTTGCAGACCTGTATAAAACGGAACCCGCCAGCCTCATCATGCGGAACCCGGACGCGGAAGACGCCATATGGTCCCTTTGGGATCAGGCGCAGGAGGCCGAAAGGCTGGATACCACAAAATACCTTGAATTTAGGGTCAAAACGAGGACGGGGACATGAAGCGGGCAGTTTTTGCAGCTCTACTGCTTGCCGGCTGCCAGACGACAGACGACCGGATCGCGCTGGATGATCGGCAGTGCCGGTCCTACGGGGTAGAAGTCGGTTCCCCGGCTTATGTACAGTGCCGGTCAAATCTCGACACCAACCGGGCGAACGTGAGGGCCTCGGAAGGCTTCGCCAGCGGCGGCGGGCTTGTCAGCCGGATACAGGCAGCTACGGAAAAATAGACGGCTCAAATCTGAGTGCTCCTCTAACCCGCTGATTCCGGCGGGTTTTTCTTTGCCGAAATTATTTGTGCGCCTGATACACATTCCCTGTTGACCTGAATGTGCATCCCGTGTACATCTACATCCATCGAAGCCGCCCCGATGGAGCACAGACAGATGATCATCCAGACCTCAGACAACCGCTTCTATCAGGTCACCGAAACCGGCTCTGCCGATCTGGCCCACGTCTGGAACGGCATCGAAGTCAAACTGGTGAGCGGTCGCAAGGGCACTTGGGCGCCGAAGAAGAACGCCCGCGCTGAGCTGGTTCGCAAGGCCGCGACCCGCATCGTGCAGTCCGCCGCCTAATTTCAAATTCACCATCTCACACACCGGGGGGAAGAATGTTTCAGCGCAATAGCCAGCAAGGCTCAGCACCGAGAAGTCAGGATGCGACGGCATCCGCCTCACCGCCGTTGATCAAGGGCGTAAGCGTCCGCAAGCTGACCACCTACTTCGCATTTCTCGATGCGCTTCGCGACAGCGGCGTCACCAACATGTTCGGCGCCGTGCCCTACCTCATCCAAACATTCGGCCTCAGCCGCGAGAAAGCAGTTCCGGTTTTGAGTGCTTGGATGAAAACTTTCGACGGGCAGCAACCTCCAAAGAGTCGCGCTGAAAAAGCCCTCGAAGCCAACCTGTAGGAGCGGGCAATGCAGTTCTACATTCTCATGATCGACTACGGCAAAGGTCCGCACGGCCCGATGGGTTTCGAGGCGGTGTGCCAGCCCGAGTTGACGCGCCGGGCGATTGTCGAACAGGCCAGCAATATCTTGAAGGAGGGGCGCAACACCATCGCCTTCGTCAAGTTCGTTGATGGGAACTACATCGAAGATATTTCCAAAGAAATTATCGCAGACGCCAGCCTCGCAAACTGCATGGAGCCGATCGCATCCGCGTTAGCCGAAACGTCTCCCGCCGAACAGCGCCATTTCTTCAACCGGGACCACGCCCGCGACCTCCGCAAACACGGGGAGACGGTGTGATGTCGAAGATTGCTTACAACGCATGCTTTGGTGGCTTCGGTCTTAGCCACGCCGGGATCATGCGTTACGCCGAACTCAAGGACCTGAAGCTTTATTGCTTCGTGGACGACCGGCTGGCTGGCAAGAAGCCTATTAGCTCGCCTGAGCGATATCGACGCGCGACCGATCAAGAGGCGGCAGAAGCGTTCATGGTGCACTACTGCACCACGCCAGTGTTTTCCAACGACAGCTATTGGTCTTCCTATGACGTGCGGAACGATCGCGCCGACCCGCACCTTATCCAAGTGATCGAGGAGCTTGGCAAAAAGGCGAACGGTCAATGCGCGGAAATTCGTATCACGGAAATTCCGTCCGGGACGCAATACCGGATCGACGAATACGACGGGCGCGAGAGCGTTGAAACCCGCGATTCTTACGAGTGGGAAACGGCGCCATGATCTCCCCTCCCCAATCAACAAACCAGATTATCGCTCAAACCGTAGCGGTAACCCTTCTCGTCAACATCATTGTTTTAGCGGCGACTATTTGGAGTGGCGCGCATGTCTGATCTGATTCACATCGACAGCAAACAGGCTTCGGCACCGAGAAGTCAGGCGGCAGCGGAGCCCTCGGTAAGGCCGGTCACCTACGACTTCGACGAGAAGGGAAATATCGTCCTGCCTGACGGAGCGCCGTTCAATGGCGAGCCTGTGCTGGTCAAGCTGGCCACTGGCTGGTGTGAGGCGTGGTGGGAGGACGGAAAGAAAATCGAGACCCAGGAAGGCGCGGATTTCGACGGCTTCCAATGGGTTTGCATGGACGCGGATTTCACCGCCGAGTTGGACGACGCCAAGTTTTGGACCGCGTTACCGCAGGAGCCGTCAAATGTCTAAAATGTCAGAGCTACATCAGGATCTCGAAACGATCCGTCGCATCATGGAAGACGACATGGGCGAAGAACCTTTGACGCCTCGGGAAATCGCCCAAGACAAGGTTGCCCGCGCCGTTCGCGATTGCTGGCTTGCCAGTGCAGAGCTTTACAAGCTCCGGCTTGATCCCATCTCCGCTCCCTTCGTCGCAAAAGAGGAAGGCGAGCTTTGGTCGATCAAAGCGCGAGTGGACGCCATCATTACCGAAATCCGCATGGAGCGTGGCGAGTTCCCGCTTCCGAAATTGAGGGTCGTTCAACATGCCTAACCTTGCTCGCATCGGCTCCAACAACCCACCCGGCCCCATCGATCACGCTCAGAGCGTCATTGACGACATCAACGCTTGGCTTTCGGATCACCCGACAGTCGAGACAGAAGATCAGGCCCGCGAGGCAAAGCCGTTCCTGGATCGCGCCAAAGCCTCTCTTGAAGAGGTTGAGGCCGAGCGTGACGGCAAGGTGCGACCGCTAAATGACACAGTAGACGCCATCAACGCCAAATATAAGGCTCTGCATAACGTCGATAAGAAAAAGCCCGGCCTGTTCGACAAGATCGTGATCGAGCTTAAAGCCCGCGTTGCCGCCTTCATGATCAAGGAAGAACAGCGCCGCGCGCGCGAAGCCGAGATTGCGCGCCTTGCCCAAGAGGAAGCCGAGCGGGCCGCCCGCGAAGCCGAGGCCAAGGAAGCTGAGGCATTGGCGAACGCGAAGGCCGGCGAGGTTGTGGATGTGGCGGAAGTCACCAAGCAAGCCGATGACGCCTTCGAAGAGTTTGAGCGCCAGTCGCGCTTTGCCGCCCGTGCCGAGCGGGACACCAAAGTCAAGATTGGCGGCGGGTTCGATCGTTCCGCCTCGCTCCGTACCGTCGAAACGCTGCACCTGGACAGCTACGGCCTCGCCCTCAAGGCGATCGGGCCTAACGATAAAGTCCGCGACGCCATTCTGAGCGCCGCCCGCGATTACCGCAAACTTCACGGCGAACTGCCCCCCGGCGTTCGCGCAACCAGCGAAAGGAAGCTGTGATGCTTGACGAAACCCAAAAGGCCGCGCTGGCGGCTCCCCTTTCGTCGTCACTCGTCAAAACCCGCAAGCAGGGTGGACGTGAGGTCAGCTATATCGAGGGCTGGAAAGCTGTTGAAGAGGCCAACCGTATTTTTGGCTTTGATGGCTGGACCCGCGAGACGATCGACATCAAGTGCGTTTCCGAAGGCGAGCGCTCTATCGGACAGTCAGGCGCTACCGGATTCGGAGTGACGTACATCGTCAAGGTTCGCGTCATGGTCGGCAACGTCTGCCGCGAAGGCTGCGGCGCCGGGCATGGCATTGACCGGGATCTAGGTCAGGCACACGAAAGCGCGCTCAAGGAAGCTGAGACGGACGCCATGAAGCGCGCCCTGATGACGTTCGGCAATCCCTTTGGGCTGGCGCTTTACGACAAGCAGCAAGTCAATGTCATTGACGATAGCAAGCCGGCAAAGCCCGGCGCGCAGAAGCAATCCATCCTGCCTGACGATTTCACGGCCCGCGTCGATTTCATGGTGGACTGCCGGGACGCTATCGCCGCGATGAACCCAGAAGAGGTTGTCGCGTGGTGGATGTCCGACGAACAGAAAGACGCCCGCCGCAAGCACCAGCTCGACCAGAGTCAAATCGACGCCCTCAAACAAGCCGTCACGAATCGTCGCGACGCAGGAAAGAAAGCAGCCTGACATGGCCGGAAGCGTGAACAAAGTCATCATCATCGGGAATTTGGGCAAAGACCCTGAAATGCGTCGGACCCAGGATGGCCGACCGATCGTCAACCTGACGGTCGCAACCTCCGAAAGCTGGCGGGACAAGAACAGCGGCGAGCGCAAGGAGAAGACGGAATGGCATCGTGTCGTCATCTTCTCCGAACCGCTCTGCAAGGTTGCGGAGCAGTATTTGAAGAAGGGCGCGAAGGTCTATCTTGAGGGCGCTTTGCAAACCCGCAAATGGACCGATCAAGCGGGCGTCGAAAAGTATTCGACCGAGGTTGTCCTACAAGCCTTCAACTCGGTCCTGACGATGCTGGACGGCAAGGCCGCCGCTGACCCGGATTCCGAGCATCACGACCAGCGCCCCGCTGCCGAGAAGCGCGCGTCTCACGCCAGCGCCGATATCAACGACGAGATTCCGTATTAACATGAACGCCGTCCCCAACCTCCCATGGTCCGAGCAGTACCGCATTGTATCCAAGCAGTGGGTGGATGCTGACGCCGCCGCCTCAATCCTTGAGGACACCAAGAGCGCGGTCATGTCTGAGCGGATGCTGGCGCTTGGGGAAATGTCCATCAACAAAGCGGAGGCGCTTGTAAAGGCGTCTCCCGAGTGGCGCCGGCACATCGAGGCAATCGTAAATGCCCGCCGCGCCGCGAACAGGCTCCGGGTTCAATTGGAATACCTGAAGATGAAGTTTCAGGAGTGGTCATCCGAGAATGCCAACAAGCGAGCGGAGATGAGACTATGAGCCGCCGCGAGTTCTCAAAGTTGGTCAAGCGTGACGCCTTCATGCGCGCGGACGGCAAGTGCGAGGGCATTAAGCCCGATGGCGAGCCGTGCGCTGCAAAGCTGACCAAGGGCAAGTTTCATTACGACCACGACATTGCGGACGGCTTAGGCGGCGAGCCTGAATTGTGGAATTGCAAGGTTCTCTGCCATCCGTGCCACCTGGAGAAAACCAACAAACACGACATACCGCTGATCGCCAAGACAAAGCGCATCAGCGACCGCGACAAGGGCATCCAGAAGCCCCGCACAATTACCCGCTGGCGCCGGTTCGACGGCACCATCCGAGAAGCAGGACGTGAACGATGACCCCCAAATCTCAACCCACCAGGGACGTGGCGCTGGCCCCGTGTGGAGGTCGATATGGCTCCTAAGGGCAACCGCAATGGCGTAACGCACGGCCACACCATCGGTAACACATACTCGCCAACCTACTATTCGTGGCAAGCTATGCTGGCCCGCGTTCGTTACGTGGAGCGAGATGTAGACCAAAAACATGCAGCCCGCGGGATAACGGTTTGCCAGCGCTGGAAGACTTTTAAGAATTTTCTGACGGACATGGGTGACCGGCCGCCAGGCACAACGCTGGATCGCTACCCCGACAACGATGGTAATTACGAGCCAATGAATTGCCGATGGGCAACGCCCGTCGATCAAGCGCGCAATCGCAGAAATGCCCGTCTGAATTTTGAAAGCGCTGTCGAGATCGCGGTTCGTCGTTTGCGTGGCGAAAGCGCGAAGACGCTGGCGATCGAATTTGGCATCAGCGAAAGCCTCCCACGCGAGATCGCGAAGGGCCGTACATGGAAGGACGCCCTGGCGGCCGCCCGAGAAATTATCGGTGAAGCGTCATGACAGACCTTTTGGGATGCCCGTTTTGCGGTTCTGCCGCGCAGTTGGATATTCATCACGAGAACGATGATGGCACCGGCATTATCGAATGCGCCGTCGCACGATGCACCAATTGCCGAACCAGCAAAGAGCGGCCCAGTCCCAGCGCAGCAATAGCCGTGTGGAACACCCGCTCCGCCCCATCCGACTGCGGGCCAGATGGGGTAAGGGAGGCTGAGTTTGCCGCAGAAGATTTTAACGGCTTGATTGCTGGATACGAAGCCTTATCCCGTAGCACATCTATGGGCGAAGGTATGAGGCACGAATACAGCATTGTTGCCGCCGCTCTACGTATCGCCGCCCTCCGATCTGCCCAGCCTCCTGCCGTTGAGGGGGTTTCGACTGTTGAGGGATTGACGGATTTCGCTCGCCGATGCCAAGCGTATCTGGATGACCACGTCGGCAACGGCGGCCATTCCGACGCCGCCGGATCGAACGCTTACGAGTTGATCGAAGAAGCTATTGAGCACATCAGGCCCCTCACCGCCCTTCCCCCGGTATCAGGAGATTCCCAACCTCCTGCCCGCCCGCCTTCACTGGTTGGTCGGGAGGCGGTTGCGGAGATGCACTACAATCGAGTCCGCGATCGGATGACGAAGCTTCACGGTAAGCCCTTCATGCCCGAGTGGCGTGAAGTTTCTGCCGAGGCTCGCCAAACACAACTGGAAGACGCCGACGCCCTACTCACCCTCGTCAATCCCAAGGATGAGGGGGTGGCGCTGGCTGACGTGCGGAATGCAGCATTGGAGGAAGCCGCGCAATATCACGACAAGGAAGCTGCCGACTGCAAGGCAATTGCCGCCGTAAACCAAGACAACAAGCTAGGCGCGGACTGCGAAACTCACGCCATAGACCACGAGATGGCCGCAGACGATATCCGCGCCATGAAATCGGGCTCCCGCCCATGAGCAAGGGGAAACTGAGCGATAACCAAGTGCGGATTCTGACCTACTTGGCAGGTCTTCCGAGTGGCAGGACCACTAGCCATATTTTTTACAGCCTGTGTGTTCAGCCACGGGTTGTCAGGGCTTTATTCGCGGGCGGCTATGTAATTGGCGACGACATCCCAGCCCGCTACGTCGGCATCACCCCCGCCGGCCGTGCTGCGCTTCCAACACACGAGACGATTCAGCGCGACACCTGAGATTGCTTCAACGCCTGAGAAGTCAGGCAACATTAGAGAGGGCTTCACCATGAGCTACGAAACGGCAGCAGAAATTCAAAGCGGGATGGACCGGCAGAAGTGGGCCGAAAATCTCATCCTTCAACTTCCGGCAGGACACGACGGGCGCAATAGCTGGCTCATGAATTATGGACGCGGCGAAGTTGCCAACACGCTTCGCAAAGAGCGCAAGCTTCCGTTTTACCAAATGTCGTTAGCCGCAAATCCGCCTGCGGAGTCGTCTCGAAAAAGCGACTGCCCCCGGTATCAAAAGTGCGAGGAAGGCACGGCGGAATGCCACTGCCTCGACCCGTTCGCAAGCGGTGAAGCAGGCTCCGCTCCATGATGACCGATGATTGCCGAAGCAATCTGGCTGGTGCGGTGAACCCTCCCACCCCCGAAAATATACGGGAGAGGGAAAGTTGACCCGGGCAATCCCTCCATCCGATTATCTTTCCGAGGCCGAAGTGACGGCCCGGTGGCCCATGCTGACGGCCAAAGAACTGCGGAAAGCACGCCGAAAAGAGCTAATTCAGTTCTACGGCTTCCGTGATGGCCCTTGCTACACCGCCGAACAGGTGCAGGATTACATCGATCGGACGTACCTGAAGGGGAAACCATGCGCCGCGCCAAGCCAGCAGGAGAGCCCGTTAAACCCGTTTCCGCCCCAGGCGCCGACGATCCCTTTGAAATCGGCGGCTTCTATCTCGACCGTCCCCACCCCACCCGAGGGGGATTCGTCTATGCCTGCCGGTATGACTCCGGAGCTGGCGTTGTCCGCCGTCGCACTCTTGGCACAACGGATTGGGAGGCGGGCAAAACCGCGCTCGCTGCCCTCGTCCTTTCCGCCCCCGCCACCAAAGACGGGGCAATCCCCGGTCCTGATCGAATCATGACGGTGGCCGCGCTCACTAATTATCTGGACGGCCACGCCACGACGATACGCAGTTCGTCGGATGCTGACCGGGCCTGCGACCTTGCCAAGCAATACCTCAATGAGCACGTCAAAAACCCGATGGCGCCAGTATCGTTCTGGACGCCAGCCCGGCAGCTTGAGTTTTCCAAATGGCTGTCCGACAAGTTCGGCCACACGCCGGCATCGATCGAGCGGCGGCTGGACGTGATCTGCGCAGCCTTCAATGAGATGACCGAGATCAAGCTACGCAAGGATCCGTTCGGACAGGACGTTGAAACCGCCCTGATGACGCACGCTCCGAAGTTCGTCTACAAGCGCGGCCGGATTGCGAAGGATCTGAAAATCCCAGCATCCATGCCGCGCCACAACAAGCTATCGATAGAAGCCATGGCGGCGGCGCTGGACGCCCTCAAGCACGAACACCTATTCCGGTTCGCGATCATCGCCTTGAACACATGGGCGAGGCCCGAGGCCGTCGCGGAGTTCGACCCCAAGGCCCAGCGCGAGAACGGCCTGATCTATCTCAACCAGGCCGACCGGGCGCAGACCAACAAGCGCCGGCCGACGATCACGGAAACCCGGTGCCTTGGCGGCTGGCTGGACAAATGGGGCGATGGCCCGCTGCTGGTCTATCAGGGCGAACAGGTCGCCAGCGTCAAGAAGGCGATCGGCAAGGCCGGGCTGACGCCGGGCTGCTTCCGACATTTCATGCCGACGATGGTCAAGCGGCTGTGCCGCGGCGTCACCCGTGAGCAGCGCTCGCTCTGGATGGGCCATGCCGTCAAGGAGGGCTCCCGGACGACGGACAATTACGAGGCGTTCGATCCGGAGTACTTGGCGGACGTGGCACTGGCGACGGATTTCGTCATGCAACAGTTGCAGACCAAGTGCTCAAGGCGGCTATTCGCTATTGAAGTTCGATTGAATCGTAATGAACTGGCTAGAATTGGGGCAAGGAAAAATGAAAAACCTTCGCATCTTCAACTTGTTAACTGGTAGGCGGCGACGGATTCGAACCGCCGACCCTCTCGGTGTAAACGATAGAACCCGGCCCCTTTTGTCAACAAAATCAGGGGAATTGGTGCCACGCCGACTGCGAACGGCCCACGAACGCAGCCGGAACAGACCCGGTTTTGCTATTGACGGGCTATTGACGGTTTCCGGTTCCCTCCCCGCGCTTCCGGTGCAGTCATGAGGGGGCCGGACATCATCGAGCGTGGCGCGGAAGCGATGCGCGCGAAGCGGCGGGAGCTTATCAATCAGCCGCTAGATCGGATTTGGCCGGATCTGATGCGGGTCGCTGTGGAGGCGATGCGGGAGCCGTTCGCAGAGATAGCCGACCGCCATTCTTACGAGGCCGCCCAAGCGATCAGGGCCTCCCTCTCCCTCCGGGGAGTCGCCATGAGCCGTGACGAGCAAGCGCGCAAGCTGTTCCAAAAAGACAATTCGGCCATCGCCCAAAGGGACAGGCGCGAGTTCAAATCCTTTGACGACATGCCCGCTAGTCTGAGGGAGTGGTGGCGCCAGCGAGCCGAACTTTACGCGGCTGAAGGAAAGTATGGACTCCCTCCCCTCCCCCCTTCTTGCGGGGTGGTGGGATGAGGCTCGGTTACGCTGATCCGGTTTATTTCGGCTGCGGCAAGCTCTACGCCGCGCACCATCCCGAGGCACTCGATTGGGATGATCCGCAAACGCATGTCAGGCTCGTCCAGCGTCTTCAGGACGAGTTTGACGGCTGGGTGCTGCACGCGAGCGCCACGCCGGAATCGCAAGCCCTGTATGCCCCGCTGTTGCTCAAGACTGGCGCCCGTCACTGCTCCTGGGTGAAGGGTTTCGCGGCCTTCAAGCGGAACGTGTCCGTGGCCTATGCGTGGGAGCCGGTTTTCATCAGGGCCGCTCGCAAGCCCGTGGTGAGCAAGCGCCTCGTCATGCGCGACTGGATTCAGGAAAGCATCACGCTGCGGCGCGGTCTGACCGGGGCGAAGCCCGAGGCCGTCTGCCATTGGGCGTTTGAGCTGCTAGGCGCGCGACCCGAGGATGACCTGACGGACCTATTCCCCGGCACCGGAGCCGTAACTGAGGCGTGGCGGACATGGCGTGGGAAATTCACGCTGCCGCCGTTCGAATTGGTGGCCGCCGGATGACCCCTCACCGGTCCTTGGCCTTCTCCCGGCGCTTTAGTTCGCGTTCGAACACCAATTCAATCGACCGCCGAATGATCTGAGAAATATCGCGATCACCCTAGCAACTGAAAGAGATGCACCATGGGACTATTCGATAGTGTTTACGTTGCTTGTCCGCACTGTAGCAAGACGGTCGAGTTTCAAAGCAAAGAGTGGAATTGCGACATGACGGTTTATTCTCTCGAAACCGCGCCGACAGCAATCCTGTACGACATCATAAATTATCCAAACCATTGCGAGAAATGCGATGGCTGGTTCGCGCTTGTTGACCCGAAGTATCCGCCCGGCCCGCGACCGCGCCCTGACTTGGTGACCGCAAGGGTTCGTTCGCCGGAGACACCAGGAACGCATCCGCAGGGCATGAAGTGGTGGCCGGAGGATAAAACATTTTCCTACGCCGACCTGACGGACCCAGATTCAATCCCCCACCCACCAATCTGAAAAGACACCGCGATTAAGGATTCAATCTGACAACCGAGCAATGGAGAGGAATGAGAGGATGAAGACTATTCGCGACGAGTGCAAAGATGCTGCGGACGAAATCGCGATCGTCACTAGGGTATGGCTCGAATGCTCGCCTGAGAAACGCCCCTCGCCGCAAGCCTTGGGCCAGCGCATTGCCGAGATCGCCGCGGCCTTTGCTACGGCCAAAGAGGATACTGATAAGGTCGATTGCCCCTGCAATGCGGACTGCTCGTCTATGCCGAACGGCCCCCTCTATAACTGCCCTTACTTACCAGAGAACGCGCGCCAACGCCGCAGCCGTTATGACTGCACCGATTGTCGTGACGGGGAAAAGGAATGCACCTGTGGGGCCCCGCGCTCTTGAGCATGGCGACGAGCATCGTAGAAAGTTACGCCCGAACGATCTGAGAAATATCGCGATCACCCTAGCAGCAGTTACCGTTTTTCGAATGTCGCTGCGATTAAATAGTACAAGCAACAAGGAGCGCCACATGACCAAAGACGATATCATTGCTCTGATCCGCGAACACTATGACCCCGAGCCGAAAGACTGGCCCCGCCATCGCGGATGGGATGACGGCGCGGGGAAGATTGCAGACGAAATTCTGAAACTAGCGAACCCGGTCGAGGCGTGCCCAGAGTGCGGCCTGAAGGCAGATACACTGCTGCACAAGTTTTGCACCCATCGCTATTGCCCGACCCGCACCGACATGACGCCCTCTCCTGACTTGAAGGTCCAACAGCAACCAACAGTGTCAGAGTGAAACAGATTTAAGCGGATGTGGAGAAGGCTTGCGACACGATCAGGCGGATTGCCGACCGGCTCGCCTCCCCACCCCCGTCCTGACAGAGATTGAGGTAGAAGATGCGAAGCCGAGAAACTAAACCGCCGGGCCGGTGGCTTGATTGGAATGGCGTTATCGCGCGTCTGCAAAAATCAGTGAATGCAACCGGAGGGCAGGCGGCATGGGCAGCGAAACACGAGATATCGGCAGCATACGTCAACGACGTTCTGCGGAGCCGCCGGCTACCGGGCGACAAGATCGCGAAGGCCCTCGGGTTGGAAAAGGCACTGATGTGGCGAACGCCAAGCCAATAACTGTTGAACAGTTGGACGTGCTGCAATTCGGCCGGACGCTGCACAAGCGCCCCTAACCGCTCCGATCCGTCTCCCTCCTCAAGCGAGCCGGACGCTGTTAAGAACCAACTCTAACAACGTTGGAGTCGATCATGACCAAATCAGACAACCGAGCCGCCGCAAAAGCATTCCGCGAGGAACAGGAACTCAAGCGCCAGGAGGAGGCAAGACAGGAAGCTGTCAAAGCCGACCTCGTCGAACTAGGCGCGCTACGGCATTACCTGATGTTCAATCTACGATCGAGCGTTCCTGCACAGGATTTAATCTCGGCAATAGACGACTATGTCGAGAAGCTGACGGGGGATCGAACGACGCTGCATTCGAAGAGTTCGAGTATAGGTTAGGCCCGGTTTATATAGCGAAGTTGCACTTTGTTTGTAGTACGGATGCGTGATTTGTGATAGCATCTTTGATAACCTGGAGAGCGAAAAATGGCCGACGAAAAACCGAAACCGCAACCTCGCGGCGTAATCGCAATCATGACGACGCCGACTGGCGAAGTGATCGCCACCCATGCGGACTTCGACCGCAGCGCGCCGGGAGGCTGTCAGCTATGGGAGGGGCAAAAGTGGCGGGCGCGCGAACAGGTCAAGTGGGCGACCGTCCGAGCTTATTGCAGCGATGTGATCGTGAGGTCGATCAGTTCATACACCTCCGAGAAGATCGCCGACGAGCTTTGCAGCAAGGGCCACAAGATCACCTACCGCGCGATCGGATATCCCGAGGACATTACGGCAGAAGTTGCCCGCTCCTAACCGTTCAATTCCATTGGGTGAAACTGGAGGGTGAAGATGAGCGACAGCCGCGATAACGAGCCGGGCAAAACTTATGAAATCGATGATCGGCGCCGCGCTGCGGCCCTAGCGGCTTGCGATGGCCTGCCGACCGAAGCACTTGAGCGCGGCATCGTGAAGGAGCTTTACAGACTCGCCGCTTTTATAACCGTTCACGATTCGATGGCTCCGCGCGAAAAGGGGAACGTCGTCATTCCCGAATGGATATGGGCCGACAACATACGAGCCTCGATCAATCGCCTAAATCTCACCGTCGAACCCGGGCACACCAAAAGCAAAACGCATTGACTATGCCCTACTCCCGCAAATTCCACTCCCCCATCCCAACATCACGCGGGGGGGAATCGTAAGGCAAAGAGACAGGATCGATGATGACTGACACGCCAAAAGACCCGCCGTTAGAAGTTCTGCCAGATGGCGGCTGCTATGTCGGCGTCGTGGTCGATCTCGACAGCGTTCGGATTCGCAGCGGCAGAACCCCTTACCGGGTCAAAACTTGTGAGCACAAGGCGCTCATCTACAACCAAACCGAACGCCGCGTTTGGTGTGAGAATTGCGAGAGGACAATCGATAATTTCGATGCCTTTCTAATCTTCACCCGCCGTTTTGAGGCGATGGAGCGAGACGCCAGCCATAAGATGGCGACCGCGAACGAAGCGCTGAAATCCGTGGCGAGACTTCGCGCCACCAAACATCTCGACAGAGCGTGGTCCGGCCATCAAATGGCAGTAAGCTGCCCGCATTGCCGGGGCGGAATCCTTCCAGAGGATTTTGCAAATGGTTGTAATACCTGTTCCCGCGAAATCGAGGTAGCCAAGCGGGCGCGCAAGGTAGCCGATCGACCACGGCAAGCCGAAACCTGATGCAGGGCCGCGACGGAAGGCGGCGAAGCGATTCAATATCATAACGAGGAGACCCCAATGAACGACCACCCGATGATTCAATCGCTTCATGCAGCAATCAGCCGCCGTAGCTGGAGCGCCGTAGAGCAAGCAGCCAACCAAATCCGAGACGACAAGGGGATAAAATGGCCGTGGGTTGAACGCGCCAGCGAGCGGCATCAGTATGTGCCTCATCCGGAACATCCGCAGTTCTGCGAAAAGTGCGGATATGCCGAGCGCGAATCCTTGAAACACACAGGCCCCTGACATGACCACCATCGGCTTTACCGGCACTCAGCAAGGAATGACGGAAGCGCAGAAGGATTTTGAGATGAACGAGATGATTGAACGAGTCGCGAAGGCACTATGGCTTGATTACTGGGATGGGGATGCTTGCGCTTGGGAAGACGCGGAAGAGTCTGCCCGCGAAACATCACGGTCACTGGCTCGTGCTGCCATCGAAGCAATGCGGGAACCGACCGAGGACATGATTGAGGCGGGGCGATCCGAAAACTTCGGCAACTACCCCAACCAGGCATGGCACGCCATGATCGACCAAGCCCTAACCGAACTCGGACCTCGCCGTCCCGCCGGTTCTGCCGACAAATACGATGTGCCGAGGGCGGATGAGTGAAACGATGAGCGAATTTCTCGAGATGTGGTTTGGCGATCGATGCCCGCCATGGACTTGGCCGCTGGCAACGATGACTGCCGGTACCGTGATTTTTATCATCGCCGCCGTGCTACAATTGTCTGGATGATTGGAGAGAGAATGATGGACCGAAATACTGCGATTGAATTGCTCAAGCTGGAGCAGCAAAGAGGAGACACGGAAGCGGCGCACAGCAACGCAGATGGCGTCCTGTGCGATCTGCTTAAGGCGCTCGGCTATCAGGACGTGGTTGACGAATACGAGAAGGTGGACAAGTGGTTTGCCTGACGCGGCCCCGGTAGTTCTGACGACGCGAGGAGCGTCGGGATAGTGGAGATGGATGATGGCTACAGCACTTTATGATCGAATGGTTGCGTTCAATTACGAAGACGACGAGCGAGCCGCGCTCATGCGCAAGGTGTGGGACGGCTTCAGGTGGATGGTGGATGCCTATACCGGCGACCGCCCCGAAGGGCGTGAGCGCGAGATGCTGGAATGGTGTTACGACACTTTCGGGGATCAGGCGTCGCCGATCCATGAGAAGCCCGGCCAGTGGCTTCGTGGCAGTGCGACCGTTTTCGGATGGACATGGTTCGGGTTCGCCAGCAAGCCGATGATGGATTCGTTCGTTGAGCGTTGGCCCGCCCCTGAGAACGTCAAGGCGCCGGTCGCCGCCTAAACCACCAATCCCAAAACACAGCCGCTGCGTACAGCATCAACACCCCGGCGTATTCGGTTCTCTCTTGATCATGTAATCAAGCAAGACCATCGCCGGTAATACAGGACCGAAAAAGTAGAGGATGGCGAGGGCTGGGGTCATTCTAGCTTTCTGGATTTAGAGTTTTGTGATAGATTATTTGTTTCAATCGAACACCGAACGATCTGCGAGATATCGCGATCACCCTGCTACCGAGAGGGCTTCAACGTGAGCCAATTTCTAGAGAAGTGGTATGGCGACTCCTGCCCTCCATGGACGTGGCCGCTATCAGCCATGGTCGTGGGCTTCGCGGTCATTGCGGTCGCCAGCTCACTATGAGCATTGCAGAGGATTTCGCCGCTCTCAGGTCCGGCAAACTCAAATTGCAATGCGCGGTTTGCGGCGTCGATCAGGGCGGCTGTGATTGCTGGACGAAATGCAGGACGTTTGGATGCACATGGTCCTATCGGAAGGGTACGTTTTGCCCGAACTGCGCGCGGGTTACTTCAAACACCGCTTCGCCTCCCGCCTTTCCTGCCACAAGTAGGCAATGAACAGGATCACGATGACAACGGCGATTGCGATCAGGGCCTTTATCATTGGACGCTCACCCGAGCCGTACCACCCATCCCGATAGCCCGAGACGCCACGTAGGACAGATCCACGCACCGGCCCCGAATGAACGGGCCGCGGTCGTTGATGCGGACCCTCACACTTCTCCCGTTTGCAAGGTTCGTCACAGTCACATAGGAGCCGAACGGCTGCGGTATCCGCATCGCCGCCGTCATATGCCGGTACGTGTCGAATATCTCACCGTTGGCCGTCCTACGCCCGTTGTAGCCATCGCCATGGCCGTAATGACTCGCCTCGCAAAGTTGGGCTGCATAGGAAGGGGTAACGACACAGGCAAGCGCCAGCGCCGCCAGAACGAGGCGAGAGATCATGTGATGCTTTCAATGAGGGTTAGGTTTTGGAAAATTGCTGTTCGTTAAACCGCTGCATTACCGTGCCGTGACGGTCCAGCCCCTGATGCAGCTTGCCTAAGTCGTCACGGATCAGGAGGTTATCCTTCTCCATATTGCCCTGACGGGTAGCAAGGGCTTGTTGCCTGTCTTCAACGAGCGAAAGACGGCGGTCGGTGTTTTTAAGGTCGGATATGCCCGCCTCCACGCCTTTAACCCGAAGATCGATGACATCGATTTTGCCGATGACCGTCGAATTGTTCAGGTCTATTTTCCCACCCAGCCTGACCACGAAAACCGTGACCGAAATCACGTTACTCAGGATGGCAACAGCCCCCATGACGAGGGCGATGATGACCCCAGGCTCCCACATGCTTACTTCTTCTTCCCAGCTTGTTAACGATTTCTCCGCTAGGAATTTTCCCAGCCGTCGTTAGGGTTCCAGCCCTATGGCGGTTAGGCTCGGCTGAGTGTTCCACCACAAAGCCGGGCCGTCTTTGTTATCTTCGCAGCCCGTTGTACCAAGCCACCAGCCGATTGCCGCACTTCGCCATGACGACAACCTTGATCCGGTCCTGTTTCCAGAGCGATTCCACGTCATAGACCGACAACGCACGGTCGGGGATAATGGACGCGCTCTTGCGGAAGCAAACCTGAATATCTGACGGGACCGGGGGTAAATCTCCCGGCTTCACGTCACTTGATGTTTCGCACCCGGCGAGCGCCATCGATATCGAGACAAGCGCCGCTATTCGCAGGAGTTTCATTGGCTTTGGTTTCCAGTTCTGCAATCTTGTTGGCATCTTCAATGGCTCGCAGCGCGTCGGCTTCTGCCGCTTCGTTCATGTTTTTGATCTGCTTTTTGAGGGCATCGACCCGTTCGGCCGCTTCCTCACTAACTCGCCGCTGATAGGCGTTCTTGTCGATCTGCATGTAGGCAAAGCCCAGACCCAGAACAACAACGGCGGCGAGCGCGGCCTTCCAGTTCTTCAGGAAGAACGCGAGAAACCCGAGGCCAACAACAGCCAAGGTCACGACAAGGATTAGGGCGAAATTCGCCCACAGATACGAGAGAGCCCACATCAGACACCCGCCTTTGCGTGCTGCCGGCGCCAGTACCAAGTCAGCCCGCACGCGACCACGATCATCAGGCAGACGCAGGCGATGAAAACCGGGCTCGTAATGGCGTGCAGGACATGGAACCAGAAGCCGGGCTTTGGGATAGCCACGACCGTTTTAGTGGTTTCGATGATCGATCCGGCCTTGTCGGTTACCGTCGAAACCTGATCGGCAACGTCATTGACTTGGCCGACCACGGATGACGCGACTTGAGCGGTTCCGACAACCGCTGCCGTGGTGCCGGTAGCGATCTGCGTCACGCCGATTTTGGACGTTGACATTGCCTTCGGGGCAGGCGCGGTTTCGGCCTCGTGCTCGGTATCCTCTTCAAGTTCGTCAGCTGGCGCACTCGCGACCGGAACGCTTGCGCCAAATACTGGAGGCGCGGACTTGGGCTTGCGCCCGCCGTTGTCCACAAATTCGAAATGCATCCAATCGGGGCGGTCGTTATACCAGCCGCCCCACATCGCACCCTGCCGGCAGAAGGCATCGACGATGAATTGCGGCATCGTGCCCTTCTTGACGCCAAGGGCATTCTCGCCAGCGTTCAGGTCGATCGCAGTGGCATAGGCATGGTTCGACCACTTGGTGGACGAGCCGCGGACCATGCGATGGTTATAGGCGCCGTTGTAATTGGACGCCCCGGAGGCATCGACTTTGGCCTGATCGTGCTGGCAATAGTCCCAGATCTCATTGAGGGCGGCGAGCAGCGCGGGCGCGGCCTTCTGGTGGAACTGGATCGCCTTCACCCGCTTGCCGTCGTAATACATCGCGAAGGGCGGGACGACCGGCACCATCTGGGACGCGATCTGCCCCTTGCCAGGGTCGCCATAAAAGGCGTTCCGGGCCGCTTGAGTGTCCTTGGGCCAATTCATGCAGATTTCTCGCTAGTAGGGTGATCGCGAGACGTTTCCCGCGGTTTCGGTGGTAAATTGAAACAGCCTTCCCTCGCTAAAAGACGATAAGAGGCATGGTCTGTTCTCTTGTGAAATCAGGGGTTGTGGTGGTAGGTTCCGCCTATGACAGATCAAATAATTTCATTGGTTCTTTACGGTGGCGCTTCGATTGCCGTGGTCGCCGCCATTGCCGTAGCCCTTGGCGGCCTTTGAGATTCGGCTTGGTGTTCTCTTGATGATTGTGGGAGTGGGTTGGTAAAGGTTCCCGGCATGTGGGTTTTGGTGCTAATCGCCAGCGTAGGCGCTGGTTCGCCCGGCCTGACTTCCGTGCCCGGCTACGGTAGCGAGATGTCCTGCGATGACGCGGGCCGGGCGTATACTGCCCGCATGATCGCGAAATCGGGCAAAGCGAGCGACTTCATCTGCGTTCCCGGCCCGGTGCGGCCCGGTGAGCCAAACATAGTCGATTGGTGGCAGCGTCAGCGCGAATAGAGATCGAAAATGCTCCTAGGTCTTGTGATTTTCTCGGTTATCGCCGCCGTATTCGTTTGGCATCAACACCAGATGCGCGATGGACGCTGGCACCACACCGCGTTCAGAAAGCTCATGCGGCGCATGGGCAATGACGGGAAATGGCAGTACCGGATGCCAACTGCCGAAGAAAGCCACGACGAGATTATGAAGGGCGTTTGGTGAGGCCTACGGCATCGTATCGATACCGAGATTGCAGCCGCGCTTGAACGTGAAGGTAGGTGGATTGGCGCATTTTGTTAGCCCGGATAGGACAGGTCCATCCGCATTTTGGATGAACCGCCGTTGTATGTGCTGCTCGCAGAAACGGTCGGCGCCTGCTCGATCATGTTGAACTGGTTGGCGCCGAGGGATGGAACCAGATCGGTTTTGGCAACCAAATTGGCATTCATAAAGAAGACGCCGGAGATATTATCCGACAGCATCGCGCCTCCAAGTTGCCCGGACAGGACCGTCGTCGAGTTTATCCCGATGCCGATATTGGCCTCTGGCGTATTGTTACCCATGGCGAGAGTTACGTATTGCTCGAACATTGCAGTGACGGTGCCGTCCGCTAAACCAGTGAACGCCATCGCAAAATTCGTGGCGTCGGCTCGCGACTGCCGCCATGTGGCGGTGGCCGTCGCCCATGACGCCGTAGCATCCCCTGCCTTAAGGAGGATTTGCCGTTGGTTGAAGGCGTTCCACACTCCCCACTTTCGCGACTGCCCGTAAGACGTATGACAGGTCACCTGTCCCGCCGTGCCATCAATGAAGATCGAACCAAGATAGGTCGCGAGGTTAGCCCCGATCGTGTATGTGTTCGCACCATTCCGGCCCGTCATGGAGACGGCGTTAACATAAAGACCTTTGACCCGCGCAATCTGCGTGGTGCTGGCTCCCGTCCCCCGCGCTCCTGATCCTGCCGTTGACGTATTCCATGCCGGACCAGTTGCCAGCGTGAGAACTCCGGAATTGGAAAACACGAACACGTCATAGATCGTATTGAGCGCATGGCTTGCTGCCAGTGTCAGCGTGAGTTCTGAGAACTCGGTCGGGATCATCGAAGCTCCGTTATAGATCGGGACCAGATTTCCGACGACGGGCGTATAATAGATGGCCGTGACAGATGTTGCGTCCGAAGAAATAACGCTGGCGCCAGATACCGGCGTCAATCTCCCCTGCGGAGGCGGAACAGCAGCCGTGGCCGAAGACGCATTAACCGCTGTCCAGACCGCTGTTGAAGCCGTTCCCGTGGCCGTACAGACGTACAGAACCGAGTTGGTATAATCCCAATAGAAGTCCGGCAGAATGCTTGCCGAGCCCGCTGTGCCAGCCACAGCCCCGTTGGGAGAGCCGTTCCCGGTCAGGGTCTTTGCCACCAAGGCGGAATCGCGATGGGATACCGGATCAGCGGTCCAGATCACCACGTCGTTAACGTCCTTCAGGACGACCTTGTATTCGAGGTCCTGAAGGAAGATATCGGTCGATGGACGCCCGGCAGAATTGAGCACAACCGGGTTAGTATTGGCGACCGCCAGTGCTTTCGTGGTATAGGTGGAAAGCGGCGTGGACGTGCCAGAAGCGTAGAAATACAGCTTCCCGCCCGAATAGACGTTGGGCGATGAATCGAAGAACTGAGGAAACGGGTTATTGAAACGTCCGGCCATTGATGGTCCTCAAAGAAAAACCCGCCCAAAATGGACGGCCCTCGTTTATTTCGTGGTGGTGATGTCGTTAGTAGGCTGGCCCTGGAGCGCTTGGGCTATCTTCTTGGGCGGCTACTGGACTAACCGGCTGTGGTCCAGAGATAGCAGGGACATTCCCCGGAGGTCGCTCAGCACCAGAAGCGACGATGCGCTTGTCCATATCGATCAGCGACTTTCGCATGATGGGATTATTCGAAACCAGCTTTAGCGCCCGGTCCATCAGCATCGGGTCTTTGGACATGAACATCTCGCCGATTTTCTGCGAGACACGCGCGTCAATCCGTTTGCCACCTGAAGCGAGAGCGGCGATTACCGCGCCCGTCACCATTTCCTTCGGGTCCATGTTGTAAGTGCCCATCGACGCAATGCCGCCGCCGCCGATCAAACCTAGATCCGTCAATCGCCGTGCCGTCCATGAGTTGCCCTGAATGGCGTCCTTGGCGAGCTGCTGAATGCCCTCAATGCGAAGCTTGGTATCGAACTCCGCATATTTTTCCTTGCCCATGACAATCTCAAGCCGTTCTCTTGCGTTCGGATTGTCGGCAATCTTGTTGAGGATGTTCCGACGATCTCCCACCCGGCTCAAAGTTTCGAGATATTGAGAGACAAACCCATCTTGAAACAGTTGGCGTTCGTTCGGCTTCATGGCCGCCAGTTCGCGCCGCGCCTCGTCGTTGGTTACCTTATTGTTCGTGACGAAGCTCTTACCGGCATCAAGTGCGTTTTCCTCACCGAAGAAATGCGCGGCACCCGCGCGGGCCTTGGCGTAGCTCGGAACGGCATTGTCCAGTTCGGAGACAAGGCTTTTCTTCAGGCCGGTAAGCCGAGAAACGGCCTCACGGTCACCAGCCCGATCGGCCTTGTCGATTCCGGCATCTAAATTGCGCTTGACCTGATCCCAGAACCGCAAATCTGGGACAATCTCATTGCCGTTCGCCGTCTTGGCGAGTGTCGCGCGCCCCGTATCCGGATTGAACTCCAAGGGCATCGAGCGAGGCGACCGGAATCCTTCTGAGATACCCCGATCCTGAAGACCCTTGATGGCCCCGTATGCAGCATCCTGAATGCTTGGCGAACCCGCCAGCCGCTGCAATTCCGGCGACCATACTCCACCGGCTCCGTCAGTCATGGCCCGCTTGTAGCGCTCGCTATTGACCTCGGTTCCGGCTTTCTGAATGGCCTCTTTCTGAAGCGCAATGTTCGGATAATTGAATGTCCCTTTCAGCCAATCCGAGATGCGATCAAACTGGCCTTCCGCGCGATCGGTCAGGGCCTTGTTGAGTGCCCCGCCCGTTTCGGGGTGAACGATAGCCGCGGTATCCGCCAGACGACGGGTAACCGGCCCGCCCATGTCGCCCAACATAGCGGTATCGCTCCCGGCCATCTCGGCAGGAGTAAGACGGCCTTGAGCGGTTGGATCAATATTGGCGTCCTGCTTGACGGCGGTACCGAATTTCTTAAGGGCGGCCTCCTCGGGGTTGATCGCCGCACGAACGGGACCAGCAACACCCTTTTCCCATCCGTATTTTAGGCCAGCGCCAACGCCTTCCATGACAGGAGCGGCGACAGCACCGACAACGCCGCCAGCTATCCCACCCACGCCAGCCTTCACGGCGCTATCGGTTAGGCCCTCTCCTGATCCAGCACCCGCTGCGGCGCCATAGATGGCCCCGGTCTTTGCCATTTCAGCGGCGCGCAGTGGAATGGTCGCCGCTTGTCCACCCGCACCCACGGGCAGCGCAAGCCCACCCGCAAGCTCACTAGCAAGATAGGTTTTTGGATACTGCTCTGCGGCATCTTTCAGGACTTGGCGCTTGTTGGCTACCTCCTCCTCATAAATCTTGGTGGCCTCTCCTCGTTTGGGCGGCTCGGTCGGCGCCGGCACGCCAAGAACATCGGGAAGGCTCCCGGCATATTTCGGGTCGTTCTGGCCCGTCACGCCTTCATAGGCGAGTTTTGCAGCCCCAACCGGGGCACGGAAGCCACCCATCCAATCAGGCAGTCCAGAGGCCTTGGAAGCTCCGTAAATCTCATCCGAGAAATTGGCGCTGGCGCCCTGAAGCGCGCCTTCAAGAGCCGCCCGGCCTTGTCCGATATCGGGCCTGGTGCTGATGACGACGCGCGGGCGTCCGTTTGCGCCAACGTCAGCAAATTCCTTGGGATCGAACTCAGCCTGCTTCGACTTGACGGCTTCGAACTCTTTGGGATCGAACTCAGCCATCAGTAGCCTTCCTCATGCATCTTGGAATAGGCCTCGTCCTTGGAGAGGCCCGTTCCGGTCAGTTGCTTGAACCGATCGGGGGCCGGAAGTTTGGTCCCCGTGCGTGACGCACGTTCCTCCTTGAAACTCTTGCGCGCCAGTGCCGGCGACTTGTGGGCCATCTCGATTTCTTTATTCAACTGATCGAGCACGGCATTATAGGCTTCCGGGCCATCCGCCGTCCGCAGCATTTCGGAGGCGTGTTCCTTGTCCGCGACGGTGCCGACACCATTCGGGTTGATCGCGCGGGCATAGGTATTGATGATCGTCAAGTTGGCGGCGCCGAACCGCTTCAAATTCGGATCGCTGGTATTGGACTGATAAGCCTGAATGGCCTTGTTGACCGGCACCCAGCTTGTACGCGGCACCAGGTCGGACGCCTCCTTGCCCAGCTTGATCGCGCCTTGCGCTTCAATGCCAGCCGACGCCATGCGGCCTTCCTGCGTCGCGGCTGTTCGTTCGCGGCCGGTATCACCAACGAGATCAATCCCACGCTGGACAAGATCGGCGGCGGTAATCCCGCGCTCCTTGGCCTTGCGCGCCACGGCAGCATCAATTTGAGCGATAGCTTCCGGCCCCTGAGCGCCGCGGCCGTAGCCGGTCTTGACACCCTTCGCCCCCAACAGGATTTGTTCAGCAGCAAAATCAGCCGTCTCAGGCGGAAGCGGGCCACCTTCGCCGCCCTTGCCCGCGTTTTTATAAGTCTCCGTCCCCGTGCCCATGTCCACCACAGCCTCGCCGGGTGCAAGAATGCGGGGGATTTTGGCCTTCGCTGCGGCAGCGGATTGAAGATAATTCGGGTCATTCGGGCCGCCCGAGAGAGGCATATATTTCGGCTGGGTCGCGTCGGTCTTGGCGAGGGGGTTCGCTTCAAACCCGTCCGGCGTCGGGTCATCAAGGCGATCGGCAGCGCGAACAGCCAGCCCATAAGTCCGGTCAGCATTGGTCTTTTGCAACCCAAATGAACGATCGGTATTGCCCTGCTCTCGCTTGGCCTCATCCTTCCGGAAGCTCAGCGCCGGGTCTTCCGTCTTCGCAATGATCGACTTCATGAGCAACGGAGACGGTGCATTCGCCCATTGCTCATGCATCTGATCGTCGATAACGCCACGCTGGCGCAACCGATCGGCGGCCTGAGCCCATTTCGCTGGAAATTCAGGAGTGTTGACGAACGGCTGAAGGCTGCGCATTTCAGCGCCCATTTCGGTCTGGTTCTGCTTGAACTGATTGGCCTGCGCTTCCGCTTGCGCATTCTGTATTTGCGCGGCCTGTGCAAGAGGAGTTGCCGGGTTGAACTGCGGGACTTGCGCGGCAAGCGTGTTGTCAATGATTGCCATCAGTACAGGCCTCCCGTTCCTGAGAGACTTAGACCCGTCCCGCCCGTGGCGGGAAGATATCCGCTAGAACCGCCGTATGAACTCTTGCTCATCTGGTTATAGAGCGAGAGCGAGTTAAGCCCGGTATTGAGCCCGCCCACCATGCCATTGATCCCGGCGGCTTGTGCCGTCCCGCCAGCCATCGCGGAATTGCCTGCGTTGTTCGCGCCAACCGTGTTTGCGCCGGAAACCGTGCCGGCTGCCGTAATGCCCTGCCCCGCCATGGTGGAAAGCCGACCGAGATAGCCCTGAAGATTTTGCGTCGCCAGCCCCGACCCATATTCGGTCTGAGCCCTGATCGCATTCCCGCTGAGCACACCGCCCTTTGCAGCAGCGGAATTGTCCAGCGCATCAGATCCGCCCTTGAGGGCAAACGTATAATCCGGGGACTGCTGGAACCTTGCCAGCGCGCTTTGACCAAGCGCCGGATCGCCGCCCAACCCATAGAACGACTGAAGCAGATTGCTGGCGCCCTGCCCGCCCGTAATGAACGGCTGGGCGTTGTCCTGGTTCTGGCGCATCTGATCGCGCTGAAGCTGTTCCGCACGCGCCGCCGCCTGTTGCTGAACATCAGACGACTTGCTCGCCCCATACATCGACGCGCCGGCACCGAGAGCGCCAGCAGCCAGAATTGCAAGTCCGGTACCGATCATGAAGAGAGCCTTCGCAAAAATGTATGTTCGGCGGGTTTGTATCCGCGCCGCTCATAGACGCGGCGGATTGCCCCGTCTCTTAGCCCCGCAATAGCAGCGGACATGAACACGTCCGCACCCTTGCGCCTTGCATCAGCCTCTAATTCATCAAGGAGCGCGCTCCCGATGCCGTTTCGAAAATCAGGTTTGCAATACCAGAAAATTTCCTGCGCGATTTTTGTGTTCATGTTCGCATAGAATGGGAACACGACATGCGCCGCCATCCCGACCGACCTTTCAGCCGATTCCGCGACCAGCAAAGTCCCATTGGCAACACCGCTCATCAGGCCAATCACGGTCGAAGTAAACGACGGCTCGTCAAAGGTCGTGAATGCGCCATTGCCGGATTGCTCAAAGAACTCCCGGCCCATGTCGATAATCTCGATCAGGTCTTTCGGTTCTGCCGGGCGGATGGTGGCGATCATTTGCGCTTTCGTTCGTCGTACAGAATGCGGCCACCCGGCGCGACAAGCTGGTCCTTGTCATTCCACTGCGGCGCGACCGGCCCTGCCCATTGGCTCTCACCTGAGAAAGATTCGTGATAGGGCGTCTTCCAATAGTCCGGATAGTGCATCTGGCCGTCGTTTTGGTTGACCGCTGAAACTGCTTTCGGATGGCCGCTCTGCAATGCGCTGTAGAAGCCGCGCATATCGTAGTCCTGCACGGCCCCGCCGTTCGGATTAAACGGCACGTTGTTCTGTGTGACCCACTTCTGAAACATCATCTCTTGCAGAGGGTCTAGCCGGGTGTTGAAGCCACTCGCTCCGGGCGCGACATATGGAGCGTTACGCTGGTAGATATCATTCTGTGACGGCGACGGCTGGTTAAGCATCGTCATGAATGCATCGAGCGCGCCACTCACTTGATAACAAAGCCTCCTGCCCCTGCGTCCAGTGCGTCATTGTAGATTGCGAGATAAAGCGAACCCGCGACAAGATCGCCTGACCCGGCCTGCGTTGCCCCGCTCGATTTGAATGCCTTCAACGTCGCCAGTGTGCCGCTCTTGGGAACTACCGTCATGGTCACTGACGCGCTTGAACTGTTCGCCGCAACGAACGTGAACACCTCAAAGTCAACGTACTTTTCGATCAGCGGCGAGGCGGTCAGCGGCGTTAGCGTGACAACATTCGTGCCACTCGCATTGCATGGCGTGAGCCGGTTCATCCCGACGATAAAATTATAGTATTGGCTGAGCATCTGTAGTCCGTGCTCACTAAGGCAACCCGTCGTCACATCAACGAACGGAAACACGCCGTTCGGCTTTTGGATTGGCGTTCCCGTGGCCGCGGCTGAAATGCTCATTGGCCGATATACCCGTCACCGTTCGCAGCGATGATAGTTCGCTTGACGGGATCAGTCGTGGTTAGCTCGAAAACCCGCTCTCTGGCCTGCCCGAGTTTCAACCAACGAAGCCTTGTCCGGTATTGCCCGATGGCGCCCGCCGATCGCCAGATTTGCCGCGTGGTATAGGTTCGCCCGCCGTCTTTGGAATTACGCATCATCCATTGCGGATCGGAGCCCTGCCCTGTCGCGATGCCTACGCCAGCCTCAATGTCCACCTCAAGACGGGAGATGAACAGCCGCTTCCGGTCTGCATGGATCGGAGGCGAAGTAACAAGCGCTTGCGTGGTGTTGCCAAATTCCGTGTAGGTCGATGCGTCCAGATATCCGATCTTGCCGGAATAGGCATCTCCGACCAGGATTTTATCATAGCAGGGAACGATGCAGTTCCCCATCCATCGACCAAGAAACCGCCCGTTGCTGTCCCAGGATTCACGCTCATGCCAAAGGCCAACCGAGATATCCCAGACCCATGTTTTGTTCGCGGTGGGAAAGTGCACCACGACAAACTTGTGACCGTTCCACGGATACGAAAGACAGTAGGCATCCGATACCGTGCTGTAGCCCTGCCATTCCGCGTCGATCGCTGGCGTGCTGATCCCGACCGGAGTAAGCCCATCCAGCCGATAAAAGCGCCGATCTTCACCAAGGAAGAAAACCGAATTGTCCTCCTTCGCGGTTGCTCTCGGTGCAGCCAACCCCCGCTCGATCACAACGCCTGGAACGCGCTCCAACGGAAAGTTGGCTGCGCCGATGTCCTGCCATGGCTCAATCGTGGTTTCGCCAAACACCAAAAGGATTTGCTTGTTAAGGACAAGCGCCTTGACGTTATCCGGGCGCGTTTCCGCCGACGCAAACACAAGGGCGTTATAGGATGTGCCGTCCAGCGTATCGGAGCCAAAGAACTTGTTGGTGTTTTTCCAGTCGAAATAAAACTTCTGATCGAAGAACTGCACGGTCTCAGCGGCGTTGAAATCCGCATCCGATATCAGGACAAAGCCGAGCGTGGTGCTGTAGAGATAGCCGTTGGTTCCGTTCGTGATGACGAGTTGCGTTCCGTTGTCGTCCATCGTCACCGGGCTAGTGCCGGATATCGACCCGCCGATATCGGTTGCAACACCCGTTGACGAAACCGAATAGAGCCGTGAGCCCGAGACAAAATACGGAATGCCGCCCATCTTGTGAGCGCCGCGCACCGGACCTGATCCGCAAACCGCAAACTCAATAATGCCGGGATGACCGAACACAGCAACGTCCGTCTTGGCATCCGGCGGCTGCTTTTCGGCGTACATATTGACCACACGCTGAGCCGAGACTGGAAGCGACGGGCTTTTGTACGAATTAACGGCGAAGGGGATCTTCATCGACCGTTGTCTGGCACAAATTCAATCGAGGTCAGTTCGCGTTCCCACCAATTGACCTCGGCAAGATATTGTGCGGCCCTGCGCTCGATCCGGGTTCGCTTGGGTTCCGGAACGTCGTATTCGTCGGCAAGTTCATCGGCCAAGCCCCATTCGACGGCCCTTGTCCACTCTGGCGGAAAGTCTGCGTCGTCACCCGCTGCATTGAAATCCTGAATGGGCCGCGCGTAGGTGTATTTTATCACCTCGTCAGTGGTTTCCGGCGCCGGCCAAAGGTAGATTAAGCCTGTTGCGTTTGTCGCCGCCCTGCGGTCATAGAAAAAGCTATTAACCGCGCCCGTCGTGGTCTTGTTTGGCATCTCCTGGTATTCGATGCGGTCCATCTCCTGCAATGGCACATCAATCAAGCTTGTCGTGTTGAAGCGCCGCGCGGAGGTGATCTTCAGGGGCTTCTCAGACGGAACGGTCCCGAGTGAATAGCTGGCTTGACCGATGACGGGCGTCAACGTGGCTTCTGCCATGCGCCAGATATGAATACCCGACGCCTGCCAGTGCTTAATCATGGCGTTGAGCGCGTCGGAGGCGTCCTGAATGCTGTCACTGTCCGGGGTTTCGCCGGATTCGAACGCGCTGCATTTTCGCAGAGCTGATTTAATCAGCTGATCGCGGTTGCGACTGAAGGTCGCTGTTCCGGAAGTGCTCATCGGGCCTCAACCATTAAATAAAATCCGCCCTCGGTCTGGAGATTGACGCCAAGCTCGGTCTGGATCGCTTCCGTTGGACCAATGAACGGTCCATCCGAATCCGGCCTTGGATTGGGGACATTCTGAAGATCCTTGCGGCCCCGGACGAAATCCTGCGGATGGCGGGTTTCGAAGTCTTCACGGCAGACGAAAAGGCCATCCCATGTCTTGAAGGTCTGGCTTGAGCGATAACGGAAGCCGCAGCGGTCGCAAATGCGCCAGAAGTCGCCGGGGATATAGTTGGGGCTAGAAAAAGACGATTGAGGCACGGTCTGTCCTCTTGATGGTCGGGGGGGAGATTATGAAGGGCGTTTGGTGAGGCCTACGGCATCGTGAAATAATCGATCAATATGTCTGCCGTTTGGGCCGCCCCCTGCGGGGTTTGAATGCGAAAATATATCGTATTCGGGGTCGCCATAGACGCGGCTACTACGGTCGTTCCGAAGTTTGCGCCTGTTATGCTCTGTCCATTGTTCGCCGTCGCGTCAGCTGCGGTTGACACCGTGACGGCTGTCGCCGCCGGTATCAGCGCCAACCCACCAGCGCTGGACGCTGTATAAAGTCCGACAGTGGAGGTCGTAAGCGTTCCCGAGGCATGGTAGATCAACGCGCGATAAATCGAAAACCGCGTGCTGTCGCTCGGCATCTGGAGCACAATGACATTGTCGGTATTGGCCGAATTGAAATTCACGCCAGTGATAGACACCCTCATCATGCCAATGGACATGCGGGCCTGCTCGGCAGCAGTCGTTGTGACGCCCGTGCCGCCATTTGCGACAGGGAGCGTTCCCGTTGCCTGAGACGTAAGATTGGCCGCTCCGGAGATATCCGAGAAGGCGAGCTGCCCGACAGTGAGCGCACCGCCAGCGGCGGTTTGCTTGACCACCTGAGATGTTCCGCCGGTCGCCGAGAAATTCGTCGTCCCCGCAGGCCATGTGATCGTGTTCGATCCAGCGACATCCGGAACCGCGAACTTCACGCTTCCCGAAGTTTTGCCATAGATGGTCAAAAATCCAGGATCGAAACTGAAATACTCCGCAAGCGCGGTGCTGCCCGTCGGCGTCAGGCGCATCCGGTATCGCGTGCTGTGATCGGAACCGGATTGTGCATTAACCGTCAGAGCGTCGAATGTCGCGACGGCGCTGGCAATCGTTGAGCCATCCCATGCGTATCCTTGCGAACTCCATATCTGCAAGGCCGCGCCAACGGCTAATGAGCTGTCGAATGTGCCATCCCAACGACGAGAGACTAAAGCGTTCGATCCGCCGAAGGCATCAAAGAAGAAAGATTGAGTAGTGCCGTCTGCTCCAGCAGCGTGGACTGCCGCTCCGGCTGCTCCGGTCTTTAGCCCTGTATTACCCGAGATCGTCACGCGGGCATCCGGCGTCACCGGATAGCCGATGGTCATGAAACCGGTTACGGGATCGAGGATAACACCTTGAAACGACGCGCGACCAACACCATTGAGGAAAGCGCCTGATGCCATCGCGCCCGCTGAATAATAGCCTTGCCCTGTCATGTGCAGGGTATCGACCCAGTAACCAGCGGCGGAAAGCGCGCCAGTATAAACGAATTTGCGCTTGTCGGAGTCCGCGCCAACAATAGCTTGCAGATAATTGTTGACCTTGTTGGACCCAACATCGCCACTGATCGAGGTCGGCGCGATGCCGAATATCAGAACTGGCGTTTCCTGCGGGAACCATGAGTTGGTCCAGAACCGCGTCATCATCGTGGCGAAGTTGGCGACGTAGGAAGCGTTTGAAGTATCGCTCTCGCCCTGCCACCACACGAAGGCGTCAATTTTCGTGACGCCCGCCGCAGCAAGCGCCGCAGCGATGTTGGCCTGAATTTCCGCGTAAACGTCTACTAGGGCACCCGCTGTACTTGCCCCCGACAACCATTGCGCGATGGGTTGCCCAGAGGAACTGATATTGATGACCTTCACCGGCCTGATGGTAAAAGCGTCCGCAACGTCCGATGCGATCTTGTCGCCGACATTGATGGTGGTCGTTGGGAGTGCGGCGTATGCCGTCCCTACGCTGCCCTCGGTGCCGAGAGCGTTATTCCAGCGCGTCGCGTTGGCGTTGGGCGAGTTTGCAAAGGTCGGTTCATGAACAGGGTTTGATTGCCCCGTAACCAGCATGACGAACGGCCGCCCTACTGGAGATGTCCCAATTTGCGCCGCCGTCAGCGCGACAGTCGCGCCGCCCTGAAGGACGGGGACTTTCTCCGTTCCGTCCGGTGTAGCCCCTGCCGGAAGTTCGCTGATCTTGGTCATCAGATCTTCTTCAACTCAATCATGATCGTGCCCTTCTCGCCAGAGCCGAGCCCAACCGTGGACAGGAGAATGTCGCCAGCAGCCCCGGCACCGGCCTTGTTCGAAGACACCCCGCCAAAGCATTTCCAGTCGTATTCGAACCAAGTGGCCGGGCATGACACGACGGGCAGATCAGTCGTGGCGTCGAAAATCAGCGTTGCGGTAAAGCCGTTCAGATTGCCCGCGACCTTTTCAATGACGATTTCCGTCCCGGTCGTCGGGGCAAACGACGCGCGGGTAAAGATATTGGTGTTGGTTTCATCGCCCGAGCCGTCGCCCGAGATGTTGAGCAGCAGGACGAAGTTGCGCGGGCCGTCGAGAATGGTTGTCTTGGTGATGGTATTAGCCATGCGGCGCTCCCAAAAGAATGGGCGAGGCTGCGAAGCCCCGCCCGGTTGACGTTAGGAGTCGGTGCCGATTGCGGGCAGGAGGAAGCCCGAATTCTGCGTGCCGTCGCCGATGTAGAGGTTGTCAAACATGCCGTACTGCACAGCAGCACTCGGCACGATGATCGCCGCCGCCACGTCCAGCGCTCTGATCCGGTTGTGAGCGATGATGCCCGATCCGGTCGTGGCCGTGGTCTTCACCAGGATGGCGCCGGTCGCCGTATCGGTGTTGACCGAATAGACGTAATTGCCGACGACTTCCGCATCCGTCATCACAAGCGCGCCATGCTCCAGCAGGGCCGCAATGTTGTTTGATGCCACGGTATGAACGGTCTTGTTGCCGTTGACCTTCAGCCGGCTCATGGTGTTGGCGACAACGACATCAGGCCCCGGCGTGGTGGTCGCGTCGGACTTGCGGATGTTGTTGGTGTAGCGCAGGCCATCCGAGTTAACCGAAACCGTCGTGGTGACGATCGACAGGAAGCCGAGGATTGCGCTGGTATCGCGGAACTCGTTGCCGTCAACCTCGAAATCCGCAGCCGCCGCGACCGTGAAGGCCGATGCGATCGACAGGAAATTGCCGACGAACAGGCAACCCGAGATCGACATATTGTTGGCCGATACCGGGATGGTCGCCGTGTTGGCCGTCGTGAACGTGAACGTTGGGCGGTTTGATCCGGTTCCGAGGCCGCGAATCTGCACGCCAGCGATATTGAAGTTCAGCGCGGTTGCGGAGATGATCGATTCCGCATGGCCCGGCTTGATGAAGATCATGTCACCACGGTTCGCGACGCACTGAGAGATTGCGTAGTTCAGCGATGAGAACGGGCTGTCGAAAGTGCCGCGGTTACCGTCAGAGCCGCCGCGCTGGCCCTGCAAAAGGCCGGTCGTGACGTTCGAAACCCAGAACACCTTGCCGGGATTGGTCTGCAGGATAGGCAGGCTTTTCATGGTCACGCCATTGGCGAAACCGTTCGGATAGTTGGAATAGACAGTCATGGAAAATTCTCCCAATCGACGCGGGTTGCGCCTTGGTTAAAGGAATCCGATGGTGAGGTGGAAGAGGGCGGAGTTTCCCCCGCCCTCGTTAGTTACGCGCCTTCGCTGCCGAACACGCCGCGCGGATCGGACCAGCCGACCGAGAAGCGCATGGTGCACTTGGCCTTGGCGTTCTCAGTGTCGAAGTCGTTATCTTGCGTGAACGAAAGAGCACGACGATCGAACAACTGCATACCCTGAGCCGCGTCAGTCCGGATGAACCACTGATCCGCATCCGTGAAGTAGTGATTGACCGAGTAGTCAATCTCCCCCTTCAGGGCATTGAGATCATTGTTCGCCGTACCGGACTGCCTATCCGACTTGAGGATGCGCTTGGCGTCGAACATCAGGTTCGACGGGATGAGCAGCTTCTTCGGCTTCAGATTGATCACGTGACCGCGATCGTTCTTGGCCTGCGCGATCTGGATCATCATGTCCTCAAGCGCAGCCTCCGAAAGATCGGCTGCGGTCGAGAGCTTGTTGGACCAGTTGCCGGCCGTTGACGGATGCGATGTCGAGAGCAGAACCACACCATCGCCGCCGTTGTAGCCGGAAGTGGTGGCGCGGTTGTAGACGTTCGCGACCACGTTTTCCTTGGTCTGCCGCGCAGAGAAGGCGAGGCGCTTGATGCGCTTCTTGGAAACCACCTCATAGAGGTTGTCCTCCAATTCTTCCTGCGTGACGATGTAGCCCAAGCCCCATACCGTGTGGGTATAGCGCTTGGTGAAGCCCTGGGTTTCGGAATCGTAGCTGATACCGGAGCCTTCCGGCTTGATCGGCATCTGACCGAAACCAGTAACGAGGGTGTCTTCCTCGTAGTTCTTCGCGGACTTCTGGACCTCAACGAGGTCGCGCCATTCCTCCTGATACTCCCCGTAGGTCGTACCGAAGAATGCATGCATCCCAGGCCACAAGGCTTTGGGATGGTTACCAGTAGTGATTGTTCCAGCGGGCATGTGCCTATCTCCTTACGCCGGTCCGGCGATTTGATCGACGTACTGATGTCGGTTGATGCGAACGATCCACTTGGCGGATTCACCCACAGCGTTGTTCGGCTTGTTGGCAAGGCCGATGATCTTGAGATCCAACGTGTTGGCGGTCGCTTCCGTGGCGTTGTTGAGGGTCGTCGCAGAGAGGCCCGTGGCAGTGGATGCGTTCGCCACAACGAAGTTGGCGTTCAGGCCAATATCGTTTGCGGTCAACGAAGTGCCGGCGGCGCTTTCCTGAATTTCGAAAAGCACAGTCGGATCGTCGCAGACGTTGACAATCGTGGCCGTCGAGGCCGCGCGATACACGGTGGAATCGCGGGTTGCGGGCACGCAAGAAGTAACCACGCCGACGATAACATCGCCGGTAGCAGCTCGGGCAACGTCGGCATAGGTCACGTCGCCGATAAGCTGAGACGTGCCGGCGAGCTTTACGAAGTCGCCGATACCAAGCAGAACGCTGTCGCCAGCGGCAGTCGAATAGGCGTTGGTGGCTCCCGTATAGGGACCAGTCAACGTCCGCACGGGAACAGCCCCGTTCGGAGTGGATGGATTAGCCATGATGGCCTCCTGATAATTGAAAGGAAGGGTGTGTTGGCCCTACTTCCCCGCGACGGTGTTTCGTCCGTCCTGACCTCTGCGGCCACCGGGAACATATGCCTCTGATCCACTCAGGCCTTCGGAGCTTTGAACCTTGCCGGCGCGCAACTCTTCGTCGCGTTCGTCCAGCAATTTCTGCTCTTCGGCCTTATCTGCCTCGTAGTACTGACGTGGCTTGCGCAGCAGGACGGCTTCTTCGCCCTCGCTGCGGTCCACGGTTCGCTTGACGACGGTTCCCTCGGCTGTGCCGGGATCAATGTTGCCGTCCTCCGATGAGACGATCTCGTAATCGTCCATCTGGGTAAGTTGTTTGACCCGTCCGGGCCGGTCATTGACGAACCGATAGACGAAATTAGGGTCCTTGGCCTGCTCGGGAACGAACAGCTTCAGGTTACGTTCGGCGCCCATGCCCTGACGGCGGCGGCGCTCGGTCTTGACTTCCTCGGTGCGGGGCGGGCGGCCGGGACCGCGCTTGATTTCAACGTCGGTCATGGCTCAATTCTCCAGATATGCGGCGGCGTATCGTTCACGCGCCTTGGCTAGGTCTTTTTCGGCAGTCTCGCCCTTTTCAAGGAAAAGCCCGTCATCCTTGATGAACTTGTCGGCTTGGGTTTTGGCGTCGGCCGGGAGTTTCGAGAACTTTGACCCGCCACCTCCGCCAGCCACCCGAGAACCACCTTCAACGCGAGAGCCGCGCGCAGGCTTTTCATCGTCGTCCGGTTCATCTTCAACACCGAATTTTTCCGGATACCGCTTGGCGACTTCCTTGCGGGTTTCCTCAAGATTGTCAGCCAGGGACATGCCCGGCTTATCCTTCAGAAGCTTGCCGTGGTATGAATTCGCCAGGGCCTGCATTCCGGCATCGGTTGAATACCAGGGGTTGACCGATATCCACTCGCTGATGGTGTCCTGTACGTCCTTGGGAAGCGCTGCGTTGACCTTCTCCTTGGCTGCTGCGGTTTCCTTCTCGTCCGGTCTGGACTCCTCGGCGGCCTCGTCAAAGGCTTTCAGATCCTTGCGTTCGGCGTCTCGTAGCCTGCGAACCTCGGTCTTGTCACCGACCTCGGTTGCGGCATCGATCGCGTTTGAATATTTGTCCTCAAGCTGGGTGCGCTGGCGATCGAGCGCGACTTTCGTCATGCGCGACATATTCTCGATGGTCTTCGCCGTGCCTTCCTTGAAGGATTTCAGCTCGGCTTTCGCTTCCGCCAGTTCCGTCTCAAGCTTGACGGTTTGCGACCGCATGATCGGGATCACCGTCTTGGCGCGCTCAAGATAGGCGCTGGCCTTGACGAACCCGTTCTTCGGGGGATTGCCCTTCCATTCGGACGGGTCTTTCCATCCGATTGATTTGGCCTTGTCGATGTCTTCGGCTGGGCTGTCGTCCACGAAGTCTTCAAGGACGTTGTCGGTATCTGTTTCGGTATCCATGTTAACTCCAAAGAAAAACCCGCCGAAATGGCGGGCGGGTCAGATCGAATTGTTCGGATCGGGTCAGTCGATGACGGCAGACACGTCTTTGTCGTTGACGACGCGGTATTTCTTGCCGTCCTTGCCTTTGTGGTCAAAGCCAGCGAACTTCGCGAACAGCACCCTATCGCCCGGCTTGGGCTTCTGATCTTCGACGCCCTTCCACTCGTCATAAGTGAAAGCCAGCGGCGCCAGCGCCACTATTACGCCCTCCTGTTGAGCAAACTGCACGCGGTCCTTGTGCTCGTCTGGAATGTGAATGTTGCCGATCATGCCGGAAACTTCGGTCGGTAGGATCAACACCTTGAACTCGGTCGGCCGAATACCGCTCGGATTGCCGCCATCCAACACCTTAAGATTTGTCTGTTTCATCGTCGCTCACATCCTCATATTTCAGTTCACTCAGGTCTTTCGCGGCTTCTGCCCGCGCTTTCAAATCAACCAATGTCATGGGATCACAGATGCCCTGCCCCCAGGATTGGTCAATCCATTTCTGCTTGTTCTGTTCTGCCAGTTCGCCGACACGCTTTAGAACGTGTTCGGTGACGGGATGGGCCATCCATTCATCAAAGGATTCGCGGTCGATCATGCTTCAGCCGTGGCCTTCTTATCCGCCGCGACAACCGCCGCCTGCTCACGGTCCTTTTTCTTCTCGTCAATGGCAACCTGACGGTCAGCGTGCCTGTGCTGGTCTTCCATATCCTGCGCGTGAGCGTCGAGAATGGCCCCGGCCGGGGCCAAATTCGCATCGGTCAATGTCTGAGCCGTCAGCGCATCCTTGTGCTTTGCCGTAGATACATCGACAAGGGCCTTTGCCGGCAACAGTTGCGTTTCCGCAGTGACCTTATCAGCCGTCGCTGCGTCCTTGTGCGCGCTCGCCACGTTCTTGGCGGTCTTGGACTGCAATTCCTCCATCTGGGCCTGCTCGCCGGGGCTCGGCGGCCCCTGCTTCTTGAACAGCTTGTCCGGCTCCTGCACGCCCATCGCATCGTAAACCCGCCTGAGGGCTTCCGCGGCGTCCTGAAGCGGTCCAAACGCGGGATGCTCGGCAATCTGCATCAGGAGCTGCGCGTGGCCTGCACGCTGCATGTCCGTGACCATCTTCGGGTCGGCCACGGGGCAGATATCCATCGAGCCAGTGTCGTAATCGGCCTTCTCGACTACTTCCTGCTCGTCGTTGAAGATGTAATAGGCTTTCTCATCGATATGCCGGGCATTGAGGATGAACAGAAGCTTGAACTCGTCCTTCAAGGCACGATAGATGCGCTTGTAAATCGCCGTGAAGACCTTCAATCCCTGCTCGATCATCGCCAGCGTAGTCGTGGCGGTCTGCACCTGTCCGTTGGTATCGCCGGTCAGGATATCCTTGACCGCAGTGATGTCCTTTGCGGCTTCGACCATCATTCCGAGCAACTGAAACAGCACAGGGGACGGCCCCTGGAACTGGTGCATGTGGATCTGATCGCCAAGCTTGCCTGAAGTCTCGACCTGTTCGAACTTGCCCGGCGAAACCTTGATCTGCCCGCCTTTCTTTAAGCGGATGCCGGTTCCGATAAATCCACCGCCAGCATTCTGGAGATGACCAGCGTCCAGCATTTGGTTGATCGTGGTATCGATCGTCTCGCCAAGGCTTTCGAGCAATCGACCGAACCCGATATCGTAGAAGCCTCCTTTGGGATCGGGGATAAAGCTGTACTTGACGAAATACTGATCCTTCGGGATGCGAATGATCTTCTTGCCGTTGTCCTTTACGTCTTCCATCCGGAAGTTGGCGACGATGCGGACGACCTGACAGGATTCCTTGTGCACCGTGACGATGTAGGGCTCACGATAGCCATCCTCGTCAAGGTCGAGGAAGCAATGCTGCTCAAGGAACAGATGCGGCGCGTCTTCGTCGTTGTCCCCATCCGCGACGGGATCGGGCAAATCAATGTCCAGCCAAAGGCCGGAAAGCTTCCGCTCCTCGATATCCTGCGGGTAAACATAGACCTCGTGGGTAACAGCCGGCGCCTCGTCCAGTGACCGGCATTTGTTGTTCACCACCAGATTGATGGCGGGGACCATCTCCGATTTGTTCCGGCCCAAGGTTTCCGAACGCCACACCTTGCGGAACGCACAGCCGACGATGGGCAGATGGTGCAACAGAACGTCGGTGTCTTCCTCCCATTCCTCCATTTCGTTGAGGAGCTGGTAGGACATGTGCTTCGAGACGCGATCGGCCTTGGCGCGCTTCTCGCCCGGCTTCTTGATCCACAGCGGCTCCCCGCTCATCGGGTCTACACGAGGATCGCCGTTCTCGTCCTTGATCGGAACGCCCATGTCATTGCCAACGACCTGGGCCTTGACGATACGGGCGCCATCCACAATGGCTGGATAAGCCCTTGCTCCGAATTGCAATGCAGCAACGGTAACGAGCGGGTATTTGATATTTGCGGCGCCATCGAACGGGTAATTCTTTGGCTTCCTGACCTGAAGCGCGATGTCCATGGCCCGGTTGGACGATTCCTCCCAATCGGAGCGGGAGGCCTTGTCAATCTTGTATTTGCGTTCTACGTCGCCGCCGATCTTGGTAATCAGATCTTGGCCGTCTTTCCGGTCAAGGATGTCTTCGGCGATGTTCTGGGACGCCTCGTACTCAAGCAGCTTCGCCAGCGTTTTGGTGAGGTTCGGCGACTTCTCCCGCTCGGTTGGTTTGTAGAGCATCAGTAGCCCGTCACGCTGGAACGGCCACGGTCTTGGCTGCGGTCATCGTCTTCGTCCTCGCCAAGTTGCCCATTGAAAGCCGTGTCGAGCAATTGCCCAACCAAACTGAGAAAATCCACCTGATCGTCATTCTTGCCGGCCGGGAAGCTCAGCAACTCAGCCCTGAATGCCGGATACCATGGCGCATTGACGGGAACGTACAGCCCTCGCGTCGCCATCAAACCCCGGATAGATTGTGCCCTGATCGCCTTGTCGTGCCGTGACGGTATCTGCCGACGATACACAAACACGTTGCGTTCCCGCGCCCGCCTGTCGATGAAAGGACCAACGGCGGCCCTGATCTGCCCGCCTTCCTCGCCCCACTCCATGGGCTTCCAATCAAGCACCATGTCACACCAGGCGTCGATCCAGACTGCCGAATCCGTTTGCCCGCGCCAGACATCAAGCAGCCATGGCCGGCCTTCCGGGTCCAACCCAACAACGCCGTGTACCGTGTAGTCCCCGCCATCCGCCGTGACCGCATAATCCGACGCGCCATAAACCCGCATTGTCTCGGTTGCAGGCTTTTCAGTGTAGGGCCGCAGCCATTCAGCCTTGAAGTAATCGCCGTCCTCAGGCGCCGGCCGTTGCTGATAAAGCGCAGACCATGTTCTGGCCGGCGTGTTCTTGGCTATCTCCAAAAGCTGCCCGCCATATCCGTATTTGTCATCGTTCCAAAGTGGCTCGCCAACCTTGCGGTTAAGCGGGTCGTCTTTGCTCTCGCAAATCGCTGGAAGCGAAATCACATCCCACTTGCTGTGCGCCAGACAGCGCCCGGCAAGGTCGTCCTCATGCCAGCGGGTTTGGATCAGAATTTCCGCCGCGTCAGGAACAAGCCGCGTCCTGAAATCGTTGATGTACCAATCCCATGTGCGGTCGCGGATCAATTCAGAGTCGGCGTCCTGAAGCGACCGAATGGGGTCGTCAATCAAGCCAATCTTGGCGCGAAAGCCCGCGATCCCCGTTCGAACACCAGCCGCGTAATATTCGGCACCCGTCGTTAATGCCCAGCGGCCCGCCGCCTGGTTGTCCAAAGCTGGCGAGATACCAAGCGTTGTCGAATGCTCCGATATCAGGTTCCGGATGCGCCGGCCCCACTTTTCCGCCAGTTCAGTTGTGTGTGACGCGGCCAACAAATTTGAATGTTGCTGGCGCTGCATGAGCCATGGCGGGAACAAAACGCTCGCATAGGTCGATTTGGCTGAGCCTGGCGGCATGAAGACTGCCAGCCGGCGAACGTCGCCCCGTTCTACAGCCTCCAAAGCATCAATCAGCAGGACATGATGTGCAGCCGGTTCAAAGCCACACAGCCGGCACCATTCAGTGAGTGAGTTTCGAATCCGTTCCCGTTTCGCCCATGTCTCCAAGAGCGGCTTCACGGATGGCGTCGAGAAGTTCAACATCGTCCATCAAATCCGGCGATTTGTCGCCTCTTTCAATCGTCTGTGTCGGCTTTCCGTAGCCACGATCCAGTAGTTTGCCGGCCGCGTCTATCGCCACACGCGGGTCTTCGTGGTCCAACTTATCAGCCAAGGTCTGAATGGCTTTCTCGCCATGCCGGCGAGCCAATGCGGCCACGTTCAGCTTGGCGATCTGCCTAACCGGCGGCTGGCCCACAGATTGGGTAGGTATTGTCTTTTTCGGTTTCATATCAGATGTTTGTATTATTTCAGCCCCAGCAACGGAACCAACTTCATCAGCAGTGCGATTAGCACCACGGCGAATACGACAACCTTGATGATCTTCGTGATTAACGGGTCAGGCGAGAACCGTTCGGTTACCCAAATTATAACCAGGGCCACGACCACAATAACGATGATCGGGATAATCATTGCGATAAGCGCGCTCATTGTTCACTCCGGGAAGTGTGATGCACGCCCCTAAATTGGTTAGGCTGGATCCGTTTCCGGCGCGAAATAAACGACCGTCTCGCACGGGCAGTTCTCCGGAACGTCGATGCACGGATCGCCAGTCAGCGGCTTTTGCTCTTCCCGCTCCTTCTCAGCTTTAGCTTTGAAGTCGACGCCAAAAATCACGTTGTCTGTCATTCCGATTCACCTCACCAGCCAGTTTGTCTCTGCTGTCATCGTTCAGCTTGCAGTCCCGAGGCTTCACCAAGGCAGGAAATTCGGCGGACTCTTCCTTACCCACGCCACAAACGCGGCGAAGCCGATAACACCAGCCACAAAGCCAGCGATTAGCCCAATCGAAAACATCATCCCACGACTCCAATGATTGGGTGACCGTTAATCCGCTTCAGCCAATGCGGTGTGAGATTGAATTAGCCGAGCGGCTTCAGTGTGATCGGGTTGAGACCGCGCTCTTCAGCGTATCGGCGCTTGGCTTCAGCCGCCCTACGATCATCAGACGCCATCCGGGCCAGATAATATCTGCTTAGCGGTTTATTGGAGTTCATCTCAATCTCCCATGGGTTGAACGCAAAAGCCTTGGAGCGGGCGAAGGGACTCGAACCCTAGGCAAAACCGTCATGTGCACATAACGAGAGCGCCAGCCAATCCGATGGCCAAGACCCGCAAAAAGCCGCCCGGCGAGGATGGACCTCGGGGCGGCTCTGTTTTATGTTCCCCCACCCTACCCCGCTTTCGCGGTCCGATCTTTCACGGGCTCTCGACCCTAAGGGTTGATATTCGGATGGGGGAAGCTGTTGAGCGACCGAAGCCGCAAATCACTTGATGGTAGTGAATGTACCTGATTTGTCGGACCGGTCAAGTGGCAACGTACAGGGGTGTATGGTTATGCACTGGGCTTCTTGGGAAATGGCACAACCGTCGCCCGCTTGGTCGCCACTTCATTAACGAGTCTTGTCGTCGCCGCGTACACGAGTCCCCAGTCGTCATCTTCGAGGCTAGCCACCAACGCTAACCCGATCGGAGTCCCGGTCGTTACCATGGCTACAACCGCCTCCCACCTCGCGATGAACGCGACGGCTTTCTGCTCAGGGGTCAAGATTGCTCTCCTTGGCTTCGATCCCATTCCCTGATTTTCTGGAGGGTGCGAACGGTCAGGGACTCCGAACCGTCATTTCGCAGCCACCTGTTAAGCGTAGACGCCGCTAGGCCAGCCGCGCGTGCCAGTTCGGTTGATGAAACCTTACGGCGCTTCATGATCTCGTTGACGAATGCCAGCGGGTCAAGCCAGTCCTTTTCCGTTTCAACATCGACCCACTCGCTCATTTCATTTTCAGGCACAATCTTAAACCCATTCGCCGCCAGCGCCGCCAATATCTGCTCTGCGGTCGGGTTGGCGCATAGGATGGTTCGGAGGACCATTAGCGGGGTAAGCCCGCCATTGGTCGAAACCGGTTTAGCGGTTTCGGCAATGTCGAGCACCTGATAAATCTCCGGCAGATAGGTGGTGCGCTTCATGATGCCGCGCTCGATCTTGTCAACCGTCTGCTGCGACGTGCCGATCTTTTCAGCCAATTCGGCTTGCGTCATGCCCTTGGCTTCGCGCGCAGCTCGGATGCTTGAACCGTCTAACATGCTATTTCTCCAAAACCCGGATCGAGGCAACTCTGTCCGCCGTGCAACCAGGACAACGCAAATCAATCTTCCCGCTGGGCATATGTATTTTAACTAGCCTCTCTTCGGGGTGACGAGGGCACCAAATTCCACGCTTAGGCTTCATGCTACTTCTCGACGACCTTGAGGCCAGCTGCATCAATGGCTCCCAGAAGGTTCGCAGCAAGTCGAAAGCCGGGCTTTAAATTGTTGAAGGCATCAAAAAATCTCATCTCAATGCTCTTCGGCTCATCCAGCTTGAGCATCCCGAGGGCGACGTAGCCGTCAAGACTGGCCTCCATCGACTTATCAGAAATGCAAAGCCCGCGATTACACGACTTCAATTTTTTAAGTGCTTCGTCTCTCATCATCGCAATTCCCTCCTGATTTTCCTAGCACAAACCACGCGCTCATGCTACAAGTTGTTCAATGAAATAAGGGGTTTCTCTGATCGGCGGCACTGCATTGCATACCCGTAAACGATAGCCAGAGATTCGAGACACTCCCGAACCCTCTTGCCGAGATACTTAAGCTCCAATTCCGAAACCATGCCGCGCTTGATGCCGATCTCCACGACGTTCAGGCCTTCAATTAGGAAGTCATGCATGAGCGCCCCGCCGTTCTGGCCCAGCTCATCGCGGGCTTTCGTCAGGCCATCCAGCGCCTTGCTAATGGCCGCTGAGATGCCACGCTCGACGCGGGAGCAATCGACATACGGCTGGGATGGATCAATTGCCTTCGGCCCCCGTTCCGCGGTTTCGAAATCCTGCTGGAAAGCCCTACCCCCGGCGTACTGCGCTTCATCGATCGATTTACGGGCGTGAAGATTCGCCAGTGGGTCGTTCCTGGTGGATCTCATGACCATGAGCTTGGCGCCTAGTTCCATTGGGTCGTCTACTTCGATCGGAGAGACTTGAGCATTCCGCAGTAGATCAGTAGCTCGCCGGTCATGTACCTTTGCCGGGTTGTAAGGCTGTCGTTTCCTTCGTGCCATTCTATTTCATTGCCCCGGTTTTAGGATTCACATCAACGTCTTAACTTGCTTCGACACTGGAGAAGTCAGGAGACAGTTTGGTCGCTTCACCAATTCCGCTTGCGGCCCGAGACGTAATCGTCATCAACCGCTTCCAAGGTCGAGAAGCCAAGCCATAGCGCCAGCCGCTCGCGCCATGTCAGCCAATGAAGCTGATGGTTGCTCAAATACATGAGGGGGCCGTCAATGTGGTTCCAGACGACCTCTGGCAAAATCCGCTCGCTGGGTCCGAATTCGATGTGCATTGTGCAGCCCTCTCCGTAGTTAGGTGATCGCGATGCCGTATCAGGTTGTTCGGTGATCAATTGAAACACATCAACACTGAGAACGCTTAGGCTTCTGAGAAGTCAGGAGACAGTCCCGATGCTTCAGATTCTGCCGAAGGAAATCGCGCCACCCTTCAAGCGGACGACCTTGCCGGATGCATCCTCAATCGGGTGGATGATCTCGCAGAGCAGTTCATAACAGCCCTTGTCGCTCAGATAGGCCGCCTCGATTTCATGCCAGCGCGGGACCAACGCCGCCCAAACCTTGCCTCCGTCTGCCGCGAGGCGTTCAAGTCCCTTGCTGGCTTCTGGCGCAACCTTCAGGAGACGATAGCAGCGGCCAAAGTCACTGCCGTCATGCGGATAACTAGGGCTCTTCGGCACCATCCCCAAAGCCGAAACGGCTATCGCCTCACTTGAGGCTCCCTTGTCGTTGCCCGCCACCCATTTCACAATCGCGTCACTCATTTCAGGTTTCTCCGTGGTAAGGTGATCGCAAACCAGATGCAGTTTGCTCCGCTCTCGATTGAACCATTCCTCACTGTGTACTTGGGCTGAAGCCTGATTTGAGATGGGCTGCAAGTTTGCGTAACCCCTCCTCAATTCGCTTGTCGGCTACGGGATCAGGTTCCGGCGCCGGCAGACGCTTCCGGTTGAACCGAGCTTGCGTATCAGCGTCCCGTATTTCCTTCTGATGTCGCGGCTCCAGGTATTCCTTGACCTGTTTCATGGTCGGCGGAAAATCGTACAGCGACGGCAATCCGACCGCCGGGTTAATTGCCTCTGCCACCAGATGGGCCGGATAGCGCGAGAACATGTGGACCAGTCCCGCCGCGTAAATCTCCGGATCGCTCGCCGTGATCGTTGGGTAAAAGCCAATCAGCCGTGCCGCCGCTTCTTGCGGCAAGAGCTGAGGATTTGAGCTTGTCTGTGACATCGTTCGTCTTCCGCTGTTTGATTTGGAATTCCGTCAGGGGTTTGCTCGATACCGGTGGGCCGCGGCAAATCGCGGCGACATATTCGAGCGGGTCCGATTTCTGGGACGCCTGCTCCAGCGCAGCCCTCGCCAACGAGACGTTGCGGCCCTTGGCTTTCAAAAGGTTGGCGATCATCGCGCCAGCGCCTTTGCCGAGAACTTCCCTTCCTCGAATAAAATAATCCCGTTCAGGAATCGCCGGATCAGGCGGCGCGTCGGCGCCAGAAGCTTTAGCTTCTGAATCAATCTTCTCTTCTCTAATCTTCTCTTCTCTAGGTGTTTCCGGTGTTACATTGCGTTTCTTTGCGTTACGATGTGCTTGAACGCGCGGCGTTGAGTTGTCTTCGCGTTTCGTCTGGCGCTTTTCCCAAGCTGCTAAATGCCCGTCGATGATAAGCTTTTTCTCTTTCAGGCACTCGATCACTCGCTGGATGGCGCTTTCATCGAAACCCGAAAACGCGGCATAGGTTTCGGCGTCGAACGCTTCCACGCTTCCACGATCGGCCGAATTTTGGCTCGCAAAATCGAACAGCGCCCAGACAATTGCTGAAACGATTCCAGCCTGCGTTTCACTGCGTTTCGCAATGAGCAGCCATTTCGGATCAGTCGGCGCGCCGTGCCAGGATCGGAACCAATCCATCAATCGGCCATCCCCAACGCAGCCATATAGGCTTCAACGTCTACCGCCAGCTCAGCGGCGGCCTTCTTGTCGGCGCGCTGTTTGCGGACGACCACGCGCAAGGCTTTCGGATTGAACCCATTGCCCTTGGCTTCCGCGTAAACGTCGCGGATATCGTCGGCGATGGCCTTCTTGTCGTCCTCCAGGCGGTTGATGCGCTCGGTGATCGACGTTAGTTGGTTATGTCCGGGCTCGCTCATTTGCGTTCTCTGTTTGGGTTGGGGGAACGCGGTTTACACAAATAGGTGTTATCGTCACTCGAACGCCTTCAACGTCTGGATTCCACCAGACTTCGCCGCCGCGCAGGATCTTCCGATGGTCGGCTTCGATAATCCCGTGGGTGACCAGCAAATCCGTCACACCCTTTTCGAAGTTGAAGCAGTCGCGCAACCATTGGTCTTCAGCTTCCTGGAGGTCGTATCGAATGCTGACCTGACCCTTGATCGGTGTTGGCTTCTGGCGGTTTAGGCGGTAGCCAGCTTCCACGATCCAGTCGCAATACTTCTGCGACTTGTGCCGGCGGGTCTTGCCGTCCGCGAACATCGCGTTGACGCTTACGGGGAATGGGAGGTTGATGACGGTCACAGTTCGATGACCCCCAAGCCCAACGCCTTAGCCGTGGCAAGCTCTGCGTTCGCGCCTTTGCTGGCTTCCCAGCCCGGCAAGAGCGCGATGGCATCGGCTTCTAGGCAGATGTAAACAAGGTCGTCTTTCAGGGCCTCGCGCAGATTAAACCCATGCTCAGCAGCCGCCAGCTTTTCGCAGCCCGCCGCGTTCCCTTTCGAGATATCCTTGCCGTGGTGCGCAATGTCACGTTCCGCCGGGTTGAATACCTCATGACCTTCGGAGCGTAGCCGGGCCGCAGCCTTGTGAAAGGCCGGAAAGTTGAACTCTGGAATCCCGCGCATGGGACCGGCGACGTAGATTTTCATGCTGTTCGCTCGTTCTTGACGTGGTGAAGGGTGCGGATCATGCGGCTTCCCATGACAGGCGCCGCAGCTCAGTTGGCCCTTTCCAGTTTCGGTCCCACACGAACCATGCAAACGCGGTCGGGTTGCTGACCTTCGGCCCTTCCCAGCCGTCGCGGTGCATCATCGGGAGGCGATTTCGGAAGACATGGACGCGGGCCAGATGGCCGCTATCGAGAATTGGTGTTCGCCTTGTGCTTTCCAGAAACGCAAGCCTGAGAAGCATTATCACGCGGGGACAAAGCGCCAGCGCGTGTGCTACAAATTCTGAAGCGTTCTTAAACGGCGGATTGGTTACGATCGCTTCAACTCCGATCGGCAATTGTCGCTCGGAGAGGAAATCCCAGCCGTGGTGATCCTGATCGGGCGACTCATAATCGACAAGATCGGTTGCTAGAACGTGATGGCCGGCAGAACGAAGAACGCGCACGATCGAGCCAGGGCCGCAAGCAGGCTCCCAGATCCCGCGCGGCAATACTTCCGCAGTGAGAAGCGCGCGGACAGCCTCAGGCGGGCTCTCATAAAGATCGTTCTTCCGATCCTGCAAAGCCGCCTTGGTGTCTGATATGGCGAGTCCGCTCATACCGCTTCCCACTTGCTACAAGCCGCGGCGCCCGCAAGAGCTTTCCGGGCAATGCGCTGCATCCGCACAAGAGAACCGGCTTTCTTCGACACGGCCACGGCATCAATTTCCTCCAATGCGCGAACCAGCGCGTCGTGACTGTTCACAACCTTGAAAATTAAGGCGGCATCCTCTGCCGTTGTGACATCGGCGATCAAACCAAACCCGAAACCCTCGCCGCCCACGATCATAAAGGTGCCTTCGACGGTGCGGGCATCGCTGATCTGCCAAGGCAAGGGTGTGTGTTGTGTGCTCATGCCGCCCTGCTCTCCTTGCGGAGCTGCTTGGTGAGCAGCTCCTTTAGCCGCTCGGTCAAGACCGTCTTGCGCTCGGACTTGGGCTTTGCCTTGCGGGATTGCTCCAGCGTTTCAAAATACTGTTTGGCGATGGTTTTCATGGGTTCGCCGCCGCTTGCATGACATCAGCCGCCGCCGTCAGTCGTTTGAATTTGCCGAATGCCTTTGAACTGCTGACGCCAAGCATCTTGCCGATTTCAGGCCAGCTCACTCCCTCGCGAGCCTGACGGACCAAAAGCACTTCGCGCTCCAGCGTCCATTTCGAGCGGTATTCGATCCGCTTTGTTCTTGCGGCCTGCACCATTTCCGGCGTCGGCATCGAATCCAGCGCGTTGATCTGCTGCTTCATGATCGACACTTGCAGCGCCAGGATTTGGCTTTCCGCTATTTCCTTGGCGATCTTCCTTGCTGCG